CCACAATAGCAAAAACGGGGGCGAAAAATTTGCCTCTGTCAATCTATTGTGGGTTTGTACTTTTCTTTAGTGGCTGCGGTAAAGTTAAATAAAAAAAACATAAAAGCATGAAAAAGTCGGAAATTTTTTCACAAATACTTTCAGATGTCTCTGCTGAGGCCGAAATAGACAGCGACCGGATACTGTCCGATTCACGCGTAGAAGAGGTCGTGGACGCCCGCTACCTGGTTATTTTTCTGTTGCTTGCCAATGGGTTCTATCCTGTTATGATTGCAGAACGGATGAACATGTCACAACGCGCCGTCAGGAGTGCGATATCGAGTTTTGAGTCCAGGCTGGCGAACGCAGTAGGTCTTAGGCTTGTATTTGAAAGGATGTCCAAAAAGTGGTTGACGTAAAAGAGAAACAATGTGGAGCCAAATGGGATGCAAGGGAGAAGTAACTGCTTATCATTCAAGTGACAAGATAGTATGTTTGCAGCACGATGTACACGTGCCAAGACCGCCTAAGGCTCAAGAGGCGGGAGTAACATTAAAACTATAGAAATCATGGATGACAACATGTTACCTTACATCCTCGACAGGAGAGACGACTGCCGTCATAGAGGCTCGAAGGGGATGGCTGCGACAGGTATCGGCCTGGCTGCAGGACTCGGTGGAGGCGCATTGCTCTTTGCGATTGCCGGTCTTTGGGGGCTGAATAAGGCTTCAGAGGCTAGAGCAGCAGGAGCGACCCAGGGACTCGCAGGAATTACCACAGCATTGGCTGCACTCAACGGACACGTCGCCAACGAGCGCGCATCACGCGAAGCTTGGCAGGCGGCAAACGCGCCTAGCATACGCAATTACGTGGATGTAAGCAATACGCCGGTCGCCGCTTCCACAAGCGTTTCCAGCGCAGTCGCTGATGCTCTCGCATTGGCCGCTGCACTGAACAACAACGGCAACGCGCTCAACAGTGCAATCGGACAGGAAAGCTTCCTGCGCGTGCAGAGATACTCCGCTCCGCAGCCGTGCGGATGCGACACTTGCGGGTGCGGTAATTAAAATACCAGGAGGCCATGTCCCAATTCTTCAATAACAAACCACGCATAGACATCTCAATGCTGCAGCCTACTTCGAAGCTGTCGCTCAAGCTTACATGCCTCGCAGCTTGCGGGAACGACGTGAAAACTGCAACGGAACTATATGAATTCATTGCCGGCGACATGTCGCTTCCGGATGTGGATCCGGAGAGGCCGACGACCTTCCAGAGGATTCAGCAGGGCGCTGAGGGCATATTCGGATGGGTCCAGGAGCATAGGGATGAACTGCTGCAGGGCTATCAGCTGATCAAGGGGCTGAGGGGTGGAACGGCTGCGGCTACGCCACCGGCTGCCCCACCAATACCTGACATCTCATGATACCATACAAGGCACAATTCTACGTCTATGCGGAAAGCGAGCAGGACGTCAAGACTCTGGAAAAGGAGCTGCATGACTTCATTGCCTCGCAATACGCTAAGGGCGTTCTGGTCACTGCACCGAAACTCACCGACGCGATAAGGAGATTTGGGACCAACCTCCTCATAACCCAATTCCTGAAATGAGCGATTCACCGAAGAACATCTTCGAGCAGATATTATATGGCCTTGAAGTCACGAACAAAAACGTGGTGGACATATCCAAGGACATAGCCATGCTGCTTGATGAAATCGCCGACCTCAAGGCGGCGATACATCCGACCACCGCACCGGACGGAACGGATGTACCCTTTTCCGGGAATACAATAAAAGAATGACATTATGGCGAAAAATGCTATCATAACAACGACCCTTGCGGCGGGTTCGGCCGCATCTCCATATTACTTCATGACAAACCTGACGAAGTCGCTTTGCGCTCCATGTTGCGCGGCAACCCCGCCCGTATTCGCGCCTAAATTCTCGGTCGTGGGAATTTCGGCCGTAGGTACAGGCCAGTATGTCGCGACTATCAATGTCCAGGGGCTTGTTACTTACGATCCGTGCGGGACCAGCTGCTGCGCGAAGACGGAGCCGGTAAACCAGAACTTCACCATCCCGTTTGCCTCGACAGCTGCGCCGACATCGGTGTCAGTCACGGCCGGGACTACGGTCAACGTCATCTCCGTGCAACCTTGCAAGGTATGCGGACGGGTGTTCGTCTCTGAAACGCCTCTTGCATTGACAGTGGCATAGTGCTATGGGCTGGGCAGGAATCGCGCTGCTGGTGGCCTTCTCGGTCGCTTTGGCGCATCACCTTGGCCTTGTCGAGAAAGTGGCCGAGACTGTACGGGAAATAGCCGGATGCGCCCGTTGCTCCGTATTCTGGGTGGTTTTCTGCGTATTACTCCTGGAGGGAGTTCACGCTGTGGTCGCCTTCGGAGCCGCGATTGTCCTGGCTTACCTCACCGACTGGCTCGGCCTCTTGTTTTTCAAGGCCGCGAAACTATATGACAAACTATGGCAAAGAATAAACAACCGGCAGAACGGGCTAATGAATTGACACCGCCTGTCAGGCAGGTCAGGACAATCGAATATCGGCCTGTTCCCAAGTTCGGCGGATGCCCGGGATGCCTTAAAACAGGTACGAAATGAAAAACGAAATATCAACAAGGTTTATGGCTCTTCTCCGTGAGAGGATAGACAACGAGACGGGTCAGGCAATCATAACCAAAATGGTCGGTGCGATGGACGGTAACCGGTGCGAGACCATTGTGGAGGAATGCGAAGACATGGTACGGTTCCGCAATTACCTTTCTGAAGACGAAGCAATGGACGTCGTCCGGAAGTTCATGAACTTCGACGGTTCACGAGGTCCGCACTGGAGCAAGCCGGAAGACGCTTTCAGGGCTGTCCAATCCCTGGGGCTCCAGTATGAGGCGGACGGCGGGTATAACCGTTGGGCATTCTTTGTGGTGCTCAATATGGTCTGGTCGGACGAATGGGGCGTGCTTCATAACTACGTTTCTCCGGATCAGGAGGTCCGTGTCTGTGCGGAGCTCGCGCAGGCCAAGCTGGAGGATGTGGACAAGGTCTTCTCCGTGCGCAAGTATTTTGGAGTATGATCTTCATGTCCGGAACGGTCACAGTTTACAGCCCGGAGGTCAAAAGTGCCTCCGGGCTGTCACTTTATATAAACAGATAAAAGGCATTTGTCCGGGCGTTCTAATATATTCGCCATCATGAAGACACTTACGCTTAAAATAATCAAGGTCAATGTGTATAATGAAGTGGCGAAGACCACGAGTTATACCGGAGCAAAGAAATTGGATGACGAATCCGCCTATGACAGGATCTTCACGACTGACGCAGACCGGCTGATGCTTGAAAGGTTCTGGAATGAGGCGTGCGGCATGGCAAACGATACGCTGAAACCGTTTCTCGTAAAGACAAGTGACAATGCGCCGGGACATTGCATGGACCTGAGCCTGGACTACGATGTCACATTGTCCATGCCGCAGCGCTTCGACGATTGTCTGCGCCCGGCAATCGAGTCAGACCTGTTCAGTTTCTTTACCAACTACATCGTCAGCAAATGGTATGGCTTTACCGCAAAGGACGAAGTCCCGGCATATTCGGCCGAGGCGGCTTCTTCATTGAAGTCGTTCAAAAAGAAAATATATTTCAAGAAGAGGCCTGAGCGGCCTTCCACTAATCTATAATCATAACGTATATGGAGAGAAAAAAGACAATATGTATCGACTTCGACGGAGTCATCGCCGACTATTCGGACGGATACCAGGGCGAGGACAAGTTCGGGGATATGGTCGTGAATGCAGACATAGGCACGCAGATCCTCAAGAAAAAGGGGTGGCGTATCATAATATATACTACACGCCCAGTGACCGAGGCGCTGAAGAAGTATCTTGCCGACAACAAGATTGCCTATGATTATATCAACGAGAATCCTGACCAGCCTAAGGGCAGCGACATCTCCAAAGGATGCAAGATTGCCGCTGATGTATATCTGGACGACCGTGCCGTATCGTTCCGCGGAAACTGGGAATGGACTGTCAACGACATAGCATGGTTCCAGCCATGGAGCAAACCGAAGGATGACATGAAGAAGAAAATGGAGAAGTCGTATGACGAGAACGACATCTGGAAGAGGGGCGGCGAGAAACGCACAAAGGCAGTAGGCTGCAGCAACACATAATAAGATATGGCAAAGAAGCAGATACCGATAACATTGCGCCTGGATGACATCATGTATGACATCCGGAACAAGACATACGTGGTAGGCCGCAGCAAGGACACGGGTGAAAATCCGGAGCAGGTGGCCGGCATCCAGGCAGATGACGAGCCGGAAAGTCTCAACCAGATATTGAGGAGCATCGGAACTGCCTTTGCGTCAGTCCGCATGCAGCTGTCGAAGTACATTGACACCGTACAGACTTCAGGAGACAACGCGCAGTTTGAGGGGGACTCCGACTTGGATCTGGTCCTCAATCTCCCGGACAACTTCGACGAGACGGCCATAGACGTGCTCTCCAGTTCAATGCACAACTACATCGTCAACACAGCGATTGCGGGGTGGTTCTCACTGACGAACCAGGAAGAGATGGAGAAATATGTGGAACTCGCAAGAAGCAACAACATCCAGATGATGAAGGCGCTTCATACCAGGAAACGACCAGAAAGACCATAAAGGACAGACCATGGACAAAGAAATCAGATATACGGGACAGACCGCCGCTCCGTCCGACTATGACTGCGCGGACGGGACTCTTGCGCTGTCAATGAACCTGTGGCCCGAGAATGGCGCGCTGAAACCTGTCCTGCAACCAAAGTTCCTTCTCAATACCGGTGACCCGGCGCGTGTCGTGCGGTGCGTCCATTCGACCGCTTCGTACAAGCATTACATTGCCACGTATACGGATGATGACGGACTGGAGTTGAGCTATTTTTATTTTGACGAAAACGGCACTGCCCAGCGCTCCCTGATTGACTCCGGCCTCAGATATGCCGTCACGGACATCACTGCCGTCGGCAACACCATCGTCCTGCTTACGGATGAGGGTCTGCAATATTACCTGTGGCAGAATTCCTCGTACAAATATATTGGCGACCATCTTCCTGAGCTGCATCTGGCCTTCGGCCTTAAAGGCAGAATGGAGGCTTCGGACGAATTCCGGGTCACATTCCCGGAACCTATCTCAGGTCTCAGCCTCTTTTCTGCTGAATTGTCCGACAAAAACTCGAATACGCTTACAAGTCGAGTCCTGGCAGAGGTGAACAAGTTCATAGCCGAAAAGGGTACAGACAATGGCAAATTCATAATGCCGTTCTTCGTCAGATATGCTTATCGGCTATATGATGGATCAGAGACAATGCATTCGGCACCGGTCCTCATGATAACCTCTGCCGGAATCACGCCGCAAGTGAATTGTCTGTATTCCAAGAAGGCCGTCACCCAGGCAGGGACTGTAATCAGCATTGACAGTGTCCGGGTAAGTGCGCCTGTATATGATCTGATGTTCAAGGCGGTTGAAGGCGGCGAAACCAATGAAATCCTGGAACACTGGGGGGATATCATTGACTCGATAGACATCTTCATTTCAAAACCTATCTACTGGTACAACCAGAACGGGAAATGCAAAAAGCTGTCGAAGAATGCTTTCGTGGGCGAGACATTCGGTTATGACGAATGCGAGGAACAGAAGACGGGAAAATCATCTTACCGATGCCGGAGTGTCAAAGAGATGTATTTGACCGCGTATGATTACAGTTACAACACGGAGGTGGATGCGGAAGCGTCCGTCAGACTGCCGGAAAAAGAGGATTACGACAAGGAAGTGGAAGACTGTTCCTCATACTACCTTCTCAAGAGCTACAAGCCGTCTAAGCTGAGCACGGAAATTCAGCTGGTGGAAGTCGCAAAAGACTATCTCCAGTCACTTGTGAACCGTGAACCGCTTCCTGATGACTACGACAGCCACGACACCATTGCCGCGAACTGCGCCTTCGGGTACAATGCCAGGCTGAACCTTGCCAACATAAGCAAGAAGCTCTTTGACGGATTCACATCCATGACGATGTTCAATCTCTTCACCGGTACTGAGAATTCCGCAGTAATAGATTTCTTCGTCAAGATCAAACAGGACGGCAAAGATGTCATTGTGCATTCGGCTGACCGCAACAACCTCTCAAGCGTGGCCTTCAACTCTCCTCTGTTATGGTTCTATTATCCGAACCCGAATGCGTACAAAGTCATCCTGCGTGTCAAGACCTTCAGGCGGGTGGAGAATACAATCGTGACTACGGTCAACCAATACGGATATGATCTGACGAAGCACGGATTCCTCAATGGGGCCTATTACTTTTCCGGGGGACTGAATTACTATGACGGAAGAAGCATAACTCATTGGTATTCCGCCACACCGTTGCCCGAATCGGAGCATGTCACTGAAAGTCAGGTGACAGACAGGATGATAAATCTGCCGAACAAGATATACACCTCGGAAGTCAACAACCCGTTCTATTTCCCGTTGACCGGGATAAATACGGTCGGAGTAGGGGAGATACTGGGCGTGAGCACCTCCACAAAGGCGTTGTCGCAGGGACAGTTCGGACAGTTCCCGCTGTACGCATTCGCGACTGACGGGATCTGGGCCCTGGAAGTGTCCGAGACCGGAGGATACAAGTCCAAGCAGCCTGTATCACGCGACGTCTGCACCAATGCCGAAAGCATCACCCAGACTGATGACGCGGTTCTCTTCTCGTCGGAACGAGGCATAATGCTCATATCCGGTTCGGAGGTGATATGTCTTTCCGACATCATCGATGAAAGGAATGATGCCGTTTTCGGTATATTCTCTTATAGGGGATGCAGGGTGTTGGTCGGGGACGACGACCGTGACATCTACAGGACGCTCCGCTTCAGGGATTTCATCAGCGGCTGCCGCTTCCTGTATGACTATACCTCACGGCGGATCATAGCGTTCAACCCGTCATGCCGGTACGCATACATCTATTCGCTCAACGACAAGGCATGGGCGATGATGCCGTCCAAAATCAGCCGCGCCGTCCTGTCCTATCCGGAGACATTGGCTATGACATCTGAGGGAGACTTGCTGGACTATTCTAAAAGAATTCCCAATAAGAAGACGAGTAACTTGTCAAGCATTGTCAATCAAGTCGTTGTGACAAGGCCGTTCAAGATGGACATGCCCGACGTCATGAAGACCATCGACACCATCATCCAAAGGGGCAATTTCAAACGCGGTCATGTGCAGCAGATATTGTATGGTTCAAGAGACTTGATTAATTGGACGCCAATATATTCTAGTGTTGACCACTATCTCAGAGGCTTCAGAGGTACACCATACAAGTATTTCCGTATCGCGCTAAAATGCAGCCTGACTGATGACGAAAGCCTGTCGGGAATGTCGGTGCAGTTCACGCCGCGATATACGAACCAGCCCCGTTGACGGGACAGACATAAATCAAGCACGGGGAGATGCTTCACAGCGTCTCCCCGTGCCGTTCCAAACACTAAAAACATTAAACTTATAATGGTGATATCTTTCTTCTTGTCTTTGTCCTGCGGATGCTCATGGCCTGCTTGATTCTCAGCCTGATGTCCCCAATCCTGTCAAGCCACTTGGGAACGATCTCCGGTTTCGTGCTGCCCAGCCAGTCTGCCAGGACCCTGCCGACCACATAGTCATGCAGAAGCCCTTTGAGAAGGTCCGCCGTGGTCTGCGAGAATGTGTCCGGGAACCGGGCCGTTATATGATACTCTGTCGGTGCTGCAGGCCTGTTGTCAATGTCTCCGGCCTGTATCTCCCTGTTCGTATAAGGATATAGCATCTCCTCACATTCGGAAACGGCAATGTTCATTGTCCTGTTTGTCTTGTCAATGTTGCCGTCCTGGGTGAGGTCCTGTAGTATTGCTTTCACCTTGTCTGCCTCATCCGGCATCAGGTCCCCTTCGATATATGCCTCGTTGGCGATGTCGTACAGGAGATTGTCTCTGCCGAGGATGAAATCCACCGTTATTGTCTTGTGCTCGTCCATATCATGATTTGTTAGATTGTCTGCCCAAATTGAACTGCGGAATCAGGACAATGGTCTTTCCCAGATTGTCCGTTTCGATGTCGCCTCCGGCCATTATCCTGGCCGTGTCGCCTCCGGATATCCCAAGTATCGAAGAACATATCTTCTTGCTGTAGGCCCTGAAGTTGCGCGTGCCGCTTTTGCTCGGGTAGCACTGGGCCTCATGCCGGCCGACGGCCCCGTCAGATCTCCGCAGGCGGACATACAGGTAATATTCTTCCTTCCCTCTGGCGATGTCTATCACGTCGCCAGCGCGGAGGGAGAGCCTTTCCGCGACTGACGCGGTGATGTCGATTCTTCCGTTCCTGTAGAAGGTGATGTCAGGACGTCTTGTCCTCTCTCCTAGTAACCTCTCCACAACTTCTATATGCTTCATATCTTTTCGGTTTACATATTACATAATATCTTATCCCGTTGTTCTTCCTTCCGACTATGCTCAGCTTGACCTTGATTTCAGGCGGAAGGCCGTAATCATAGAAGATCCTGTTCACGGTCGGCACCAGGGACTCGAAGCCCACGCACTTGTATTTGTCGTTATACATGATGTCGGCAAGCTGCGTCTCCTGTTCAAGCTCAGGGTTGAACGTGAAGGCGTATTCGCCGCTTTCCGGGATAAGGAAGCACAGGACCTTCACCTTGTCCATCTTCGAGATCCTTGCCCTGCCGAAAAGTCCCTTTGAGAATGTGATGGAGTTGTCCTTCGCGTCAGCTATCACATAACACGATTTCCACACTATTCTCTCAAACCAATCGATTATCGTCTGGAAATGTCTCATCTGCCGTATCCGCTTTGATATTCCTTTCTTGAGCGGAATGAAACCGTCTCAATGTATCTGTATGTCCTGTTGCTCTCCAGCTCTATCCTGTGGCGTTCCGCCTCATCCTTGGACCTGAAGATAAAGCTGCTTATGAGGGACTGGCTTGTCCCGTTCATATACACGATGTTCGCGTAGTACTTGTTGCCCAGTATGAAAGCGGCAATGTTCCTTATGACTGTCTCCGTAATCATGTTCCGTTAAGATTTATTATGGTCGCCAATTATAACAATTCTGTCCGTGTTACTTAATATAAGTATTAACCTCGTCCATGAAGGCGTCCAGGGAGCGGATGACGACATACCTGTATCCCTGTGCTTCGGCAAGCTGCTGATACTCCTTCTGAGAATCCTGCTGCCGTCCTGTCCTTGTCTTCAGCTCCAGCAGCAGCGCGTGATAACCTTGTGACGCGACCAGAAGAATCAGATCAGGAAAGCCTGCCTGGGTTCCCATATGCTTGAATCTGGCTCCCTCGCGTGCATCACGTCGTCCTCCGTTAGGGGAGTGGTGCAGCAGCCGAGCCAACTGCGGGTACTGCAGGCGGAACCACCTGACGCATTGCATCTGGAGATCATCCTCCGCATGCCCCTGGTGTTTCCGCGCTTTCCCCGTCTCGCCTTGCCATTGTCCCAACGCTTTCAATGCCTCTTCAAAAGCGTTGTCTTGAGTTCCTTGCCTGCGATTCCCCATAAGTCAAATGATGCTATCATAAACTATGGTCGGAACGCACACGTAAGAGCCGCTCAGACCGTAATACGCCGCAAAACCGCTGCCGCCGCTCGCAATCCACCAGCTACCCCGGCTGCAGCGAGAACAACTCGAGACGTCCACGCCTTCTTCTAACAAATCAGCACCCTCAATAGTTTCAGCGAGTTCGTTAATCTCTTCCAACTGATGCGTAATCTCTAATGCCGCAAGCAACGTAGGAATATTGAACTGCCCATAAACGCCGCTCTTGAACTGACGCACGAACTTTGCGGCAGGCGAGCCAATCCTGAGCAACTCGTCTGTGTCAATAGTGTTCTCTTCTTCCTTTAGCGCCTCAATCTCCGCCATGGGCTTTGCTTTCCACTCATCGATTTGGGCGGCGCCCAGTAGCGGCAGTCTCGCGTACTTCGGATAAATGAGGGCACACTGCCCGTTCAACATGTCTATTTCGATACCCTCAATGCAATCAAGACGATTTTGTCCTTCTTGTCCTTCTTTGTAAATGACTTTTGCCATAACATTTAGTAATTTTATTGACTAACGTCAATGCTTTCATTGTTCATCATTGCATCCCATATTTCATCAAACAATTCAAGACATTCTTCATATTGTTCAAATCTTTTAGAACGAATGTTATCATCTCTGTTAAGAGAAAACTTTATATAATACGTACCATCATCTCTATCTAGCTCTATTGAAATTTCTTTAACTGCATTCGCGTTTAAAACATTATGCTCTCCAGTTTTTATCCACGCCATAATTTATTCCTCCCATAATTCCAATTATTTATATTGCTGTTAGTTGGTCAGGCGTTATACATGTCACACCCTCTTCAATTAAGTCTAAAATTTGACTTACTGGATAATTTCTGACAAAATTAAACGCCTCTTCAAATACAACAACAAGACCATCTCCATGCGCCACATCAATATAACAGGATTCGTCATGAAATTCCTCTGACATATATGGTAACAGCATGTCCCATAGAAGTACCCTTTGGCTGTCAGCTCTTGCCAGCATTGATTCCGTCCTTGCAAACTGCTTCTTGATTTTCGTTATATTCATACACATGTTCAATATCAATACAATTACTCGATTTATAAATTACATATAAAAAGGCAATCGGGAATGTGCAAATCCGGTTTTAGAGCCTCCTCCAATCGTAAAGTGCCCCTCCCACCCGATTGCCTTAAAATATCAAAGCTATTCTTCTTCCGGTTCAACATCTACAATGGCGTCGTGACTGACCTGATAGTAAGTCCTGACTGCCTTGGCAGCCTCTTCTGCCGACTCCGCCTCGGCATAAACTACTCTGTTGACGTATTCAATTTCCCTAATTATCACTTTGTAATTCATAATTAAATCTTAAAATAATCCTTCATGTAAGCCTCAATATCAAAGTCAAACAGCAGGTTTGTACATTTGTCTTTAAACTGGGCAATCGTATCGTAGAAGATTGTCGCGTAGAAGAACACCCAGGCATTCCGACTGCATGCCTCAATCGATGCAGAGGCAACTCCGGTGGACACCCTTTTGTCATAGTAATCCTGCAACGCCTTAACTTGCGCCAACAGCATTTTAGGGTTCTCCAGATACGCCTCTCTACGTTTTTTCCTGCTGGCAAGCGGACAACCTATACACCCAAGACGCCTATTGACATCGAATACTCCATTCTCATCGTAATAGACAGGAGCGCACTTGATATTACGCCTATCAATGAACTCTTTCACATCATCGTTGGTCCATTCAAGAATCGGCAGATACTGCCTGACTTTCATTCCGTCTGAATAGACTCTACACAGCTCCGGCTCCTTATATCTTTCAGCCCTCTTGCGGCTTTCATCCCTGCGTGTCCCAAGCACCGCACGCGGCAGAATCGCATATTCTTTCAGGATTTCACAGCAGAACCGACTGAATCGTGAAGGCATCCCTTTGCGTCTCACGATGCTGAGAAAATTCTCTTTAGGCTGGACAATCTCGACACCCATCTCCCTTACGTGCTGCAAGGTTCCGCGAGGGTCTATCGTCGTGTTCTTGTAGATTGCACGATAATTGATTCCTGCCATTTTCGCCAACTCCAAGATGACGTCTGAATCCTTTCCTCCGGAATAACAGACCTCAATCGGCCCGTCATCGGTCGGAATGCTTTGCAATAGTTTTATTGCCGCATCAATTTTCTTATCTAAAGTCATAGTCTTTCAAAATAAAATTTACCATCCCATTTTTGCTCCGTCAGAATCCCGAGCTTGAGCGCCAGCCGCGTGGCGAATGTCCGCTTGTAGTCAAGTTCCTTTTGCAATCTTCGCCGGAACTGCTCAATCGTATACATCCCCTTGTAGAAGTTGCACATGCGACAAGAAGGGTTGTAATTCTCGATACTGTCCTTTCCCACACCACCCAAGTGCCTTTCCGCCGTTGTCTCGTTGTTCCGGCACTTGGGCTTGATGTGGTCAACCTGCATATCCTTATAGTCAATCTCGCAGCCGCAATAGGCGCAATGGCCGTTGTACTTCGCATAGACCGCCTGACGGATATTCTTGTTCATTTGACTTTTAATTTTTTAATTATATCCTTATACATATTGTAAGTTTCAGTAATGACTTTTTCGCCAATCGGATTTTCTCTCTTTGAATCCCGTTCAATACATTCTTCTAAAGAAACATCAAAGAAGTCCTTAAATTCGAGAGTGTAACGTTTTTTTAGAACTTTACCAAAAACACCTCGATTAAAGTTATCTATTTTGGCTTGAACAACAGTCCAATTCCAATCATTAAGATTCATATTGTCTATAACAATATTATACCCAAAGAGCATCGCCTTACTGAGGAACTCCAACCTTGATTCGGAAACAAGATGCTCTCTTTCTGGCACCCAATAAAGCCCCAACATTCTACGGAAATCATCATTATTCCAACGGACTCTATGTGTAGGGTCTTCTTCGACCCATTTCTTGGCCCAGGTAGATTTACCTGAGCCTGGAATTCCTCTCCTTAAAATTATTTTTGGCATAAATCCTCCCACCATTTATAATAATCAGGGCAATCCTTTTCAGTATTAACTAGGTGCATGGTCTCATCGTTATATGGTATGCATCTTTGCCAAATATAACTTATGAACCCAATTAGTACCACGGCACCAGAACCGTCACTAAATTTTTTAAATTCTTCAAGAAAGCATGGTGTCCATTCCTTAGAATTGCAACCAAGTCCTTTTACTAATACTTTATCAAACGGCTTAAAGTCTTTCGGGTCAAATCTCTTGACAGGAGTCCTGAACTTGCTCCAATCCAACTGATCTTTAGATGGGAATAATAAACACACCTTGCAAAATGAAAAATAATTACCCCCTTTATAAAAAGACCACGTGCAACCACCATGTGTTCCTAAAGCTACGACAATTTTTTCATTCGTTTGATCAACCTCTCTAAGATAGACATCGCCAAGTAGAGTGGAATATAATTTAGTTCCAATCGGGCAATCCTTCAGTATTTTACACAAATCTAAATTTTCATTCATACTCTATTTTCCTTTTTTGTCTTCTGCAATGCTATCCAAATATCTATTGAGCGCCTCTATGGCCTTATCAGGGATTTCTTTGACTTTGGAGTCGCCTTCGCAATAATCCAAAATGGTTCCTGCTCCGTAGATAAGATATAACTCTTTTTTATTAGGAGTTAGGATAGTACATAAAGCGAAAACCAATGCACAGATCATGTAAAATTTGCACGTATATGATATACTCTTGGAGTCTTCATCTACATCTCCCTCCCCCAATATTACGAAGGCGAGAAATAAAAGACTAACTCCGATACTTACCCCAAACGCTATGTGCAGTTTGCCTACCACACTAATCCAATATAATTCGTTCATGATTATTCCTCCCATTCAATTTTAATTGTAGAAATATAGTTTTCACATCTTTTACCCTTAGCTTCTGCTTCTTCTTTTGAATCATAGACTACCACTTCACCAGTTTGCACACACCCAGACTTGGTTTTGTATATGTTTATCCATCCCTCTTTTGGAGCAAAGAATAAATCTACGTCGCTATCGCTCTTGCGACGTTGTCTACCTTCTGGAGTAAAAGTCAGAACCGCCTCTGTTTTGCCTATTTCGTCATCGCATTCAATCAATGCTACAATAGGATAAGGACTATCAACGCCTACACCTTTTCTGTCCGTGCAAATAACTCTTGCATTACGACCCTCGCGCGTTACGATTTTTCGGTCTGGATTCTTAAGGTATTCCTGCAAATCAAATTGCTTCATAATCTCTATTTTTACATTTCTTGATTCTCTCTATCCGGATGATTCGCCCAATCCTCATGTCTTTTGCAGAATGGTTGAACTTCGCAAAGGTGCAGAAATACTCCGCGAGGTTCGGGCTTATCTTCCGGACGTACATCCATCGGCATTTAGCGCAATCAGTGGCTTTCATTGTTGTCGACTGCCTTATAATCATCAGTAGTCATAAGCAGCATCCATGTCTTTTCGTTGTAAGGAATACACTGCAAGTACACAGAATCCTTGCACTCGTACTTGTACGTGGCATTTTTGTTGTAGTGGTCAAAGATGCGGACGCGCCATCTTGCGTGAACCTGATTACGAACCAGCACCCTGTCACCCCTCGTGAACGGGCACTTCTCCTCTTCTTCTTGCACAGCTAGCAACTCCTGCTCGTAGTCCGTGAGGACGAGCCTTGCTCCACTGCAGGAGAATAGTTTGTCTGTGCGACCTGTCAAGAAACCACCATCAGTGATTGCGAAGAAAAAGCCATTGTCCTCCACGCGGATTTCGAATACACTGCCGTCTTTCAGGAATCTGTCACCCACTTTCCAGTCCTGGTATGTTTCCGGATCTCTCGGGATGATTTCAAGGCCCCTTTCATTCAGATAGTAGTCGGCATGCTCTCTGTTTCTGAGTCCTGTCAATAACTCAAAATGTGGCACAGGTCTATTCAAATCCCATCCTCTCTTTTTGTCTGAATACAAATACAACTCCTTTATAGGACTGACTTTGACAAATCCCGTAGTCCCATCTTTCAACCTGAAATTAAGGTTGTCACATTTTTCCAAATCGCACTTCATAATTACTTCCTGTTTTTGTCGTTACTGTCCAATGGCAGCGAAAACATCGTCAATGCTATCGCCACGATTGCTATTATCAATACTGTTTCCATCATTTGTCGTTTTTAAGAGTCTCAAGGAATCCGAGAACCTCACCGAAAGCGTTTGCCTTGCCTAGGTAATAGTCCCTTAAAGATTGCCGATTCTGTTTGTTTTCGGACGCTTCCTTGCAACTCTTTTCTCCTCGTTCGATAAAATCTATGAGGAGAGATAGCCTTCTGTCTTCCATAACATCTATTCCTTGAAATCAAACTTTGCAATGTCCTCGTCCCCGAACCTGGAGCCCTTCTTCAGCCTGCTCCTTTGATATAGTCAACTTATTCTCCACCATCTTCCTTCCTGTCAGCGATTTCCTCCTTCTGCTCAGCATCGACCTTGACTTTGGCCGTAACTTCGGACTTTTGAGCCTCGGAGCGCGACAGTCCCCTCAGCCCAGCTATTATCAAGAGAAGGCGTGCCTGAGTGCCTGGAAGGGCAGGGAAAGTCTTCGACTCGTCAAAAAAGTCCAGAGGGGCATCCAATACCTTCCTGATAAGGTCGAGTGCGTGTTCATTCTCCATACTCTCCACAGCCTCCCTGAAATTGCTTACCACAGTCCCGTCCTTCAGGACCGCATAGAAAATCTCATCTGATGAGATCATCCTCGTTTCTTTGTTTGTTTCCATGTTTTTGTGTTTTTTAATGATGTCTTTCATTATTCAAGTAGTTCAACAATTCTTCGGCACGGCTGTACGATTCAAATCCTTTCACGTTCACATACTCGCACGTGAACATCTTATCAACACGGACCTGTACCCAATACACCGTGATAGGAATGCAGCCGTTATAGCTGCTGCCTTTCACAATCCGGTATCGTTTCATTCAGACCTCCTTTTCAGTTTGATAACGAAATACACTTTGCCCGGCTCTGCGCCCCATTCTTCTTTGCCGTTGCCGAATGTTATACTGTCAATTTCGAATGTCATTGTGATTTTAGTATAACCACGATGAAAGCGAACGTGCGTAAATCCTCGGGGATATTCCAACGTGTCCACAACTTTGCCAACCACGAAGCTGCTAAACAAAAGCATTTCATAATATCGCTTTATGGCTTTATTGTCGAACAGTCGTTTTTCCCAATATGGCTTAATCTCTCTGTATTCCTCCGTCTTTTCTCCGGAAGCAATCATATCGTACCATTTCCCTTTAAGAACCAAATCAAGTGTTTTCATTGTTTCATCCTTTCATAAAACATATCCAATGAGTATTTGACCGTTTCCCGGATATATGTCCGAATATGGGTTTCTCCGGAGTCAGTTTGAGAATTTCAGATACCTTTATGTCGGTTTCGTTCCATTTGAATATGAGAACTCCACTTTTTTTCAAAACTCTAAAGCACTCCGAAAATCCTTTGGTCAACATATCTTTCCAATCAGAATAAAGTGCACCATACTTCACTTGCTGATATCCGGTTGGTTTGGCTTTCGCATTAAGACTTCCATATATTTCAGCAAACTTTGAGTTTCCAACATTCCTTAAAAGATGAGGCGGGTCGAATACAACCATTTGAAAACTTTCATCTTCGTATGGCATGTTTGTAAAGTCTGCCTGAATATCAGGCTTTATTTCAAATTTTCGTCCGTCACACAGTGTCGTTTCAAAACTGCGAATGTCTTGAAATAACACTCTGTTATCGTTCTTGTCGAAGTAGAACATTCTCCCGCCACAACAAGCATCGAGTATCAGTTTGTCTGTTTTCATATTATTGTTCATTCGTAAATCTTCACCGAACAGATCTGCCGCACCTGCACATTACCTCTCCGCCCTTCTTGCCGACCTCTTCAGCGTCAATGACATCCTGTCTGTCAGGTTCGTCAGCCGGTTGTCCCGTATCCCCAGTTTCCGGATCCTGTCAATGCAGCGCCGCATCTCCAGGTGTTCCCTTTCCGTCAATGTTATGCTAGAAAGGGAGATCGTCCGTCGGCTGTCCATAACTCATCCCTTGTACTGCCGGCATGTCCTGCGGCTGTTGCGGACAAAACAGGCTGCCCGCCGCTGCCGGTTGCTGCTGAGGCTGCATCTGCCGCTGGCTCCCGGCCGTCGGCCGCGCGTTCTGGGGCACGCCTTGCGCCGTCTCCTGTCTGCTGCCGAACAACTGCACCTTCTCCATGACTACCTCGGTCTTGTATGCTCTCTGGCCATTCACCTCCCACGACCTCGTTCTTATCTTGCCCTCGATGAAAATCTGGGACCCCTTCCTGACGTACTTCTCGACGATGTCCGCAAGCCCCCTCCAGGCAACTATGTTGTGCCATTCCGTCTGTTCTTGTGCGCTGCCGTCCTTCGACTTGAACCTCTCTGTCGTCGCCAGAGAAAACTGCGCAACCTTCGGCCTCTCGGGTGTTGCCAGGTATTGAATCTCCGGATCCTTCCCTGCATGGCCTATCAGAAAAATTTTGTTCAATGACATGATTCTCTCTTTTTTTGAAACAATTATGTTACTAAAATTAATACTTCCTGAACTGCAATTGCGATTGTCCTTGCAGCCAGTCCTTCAGCAGTGCCGGCTCAGCCACGGCACGCCCTTCTCCAACTATCCAGTTATGCGTAGCCTCGCCGATTTTCAGTACGGGCACAGTCCCTGATAGGTCCACTGCAACCTTGTCGGACAGCATCTGCCCGCGAATCCCTGGATTTGGGGCCTTCTGAACTAAACCCCACCACACGTCCACAAAGTGCTCCGGGAACCTCTTTCCAGGCTTCTCCGGCTTCCACTGCCGCGCCTTCGCCAGCCTCTTCGCGTCCGTGTCCAGGACGGAGCCCTTCTCCAATACCCATCCTGAGGCCTCGTAGAAGTCCAGGAACCGTCTCGTCTCCGTCTCCGGTGCGATTATGTTTCGCTTCCACATGACCGGAAAGAAAAAATCAAAATCTGTGTGTGTTGTGCTGGTGTGTCCGCGCACCTGCGCGCTATCATCACACACACAAGGTGTGTCAGTATCAGTATCAGATACCGTATCAGTATCATAGAGCAAAAGTTTATCAGAAATCATTTGTTCACTTGAAATCATTTGCTTGCAATTGCTGACATTTGCCCTGCCCTTCTGACCTGCAGCCCTTCTCTTTTCCGATATGTCACTGTACTTTTCGAAATCGGCATCAAGCGCATTCTTGATGAATGTAAAAGCCATACTGCTTAGCGGTTTCAGCTCCGACAGTGTCCCCGATAGCGCATACCTCATCGTCGCCTCGTACACTTCAAGTCTGACCTCCGCTGGATAAGCACTCAATGACTTGAACCATTCCAGCCGAAAGACAAAAGACTTTCTTGCCATATCTAATCCTCCTCAGGGCTTGTAGAAAGCCTGGAATCTCACGAGCCCGTCCTGATACTCCGGTGACTTGATCAGCCCGTCACCATGTCCATACAATGTCTGCGCTCCCTCGTCGTCAAGCACTACCTTGCTGTCGATTGCCTTCGGAACCCTGAAGCAGACTTGGACTGGGATGTTAACCTTGATGTCTCCTGTGATCACCTTCGTGCTTGCCCTCTGTGTAGCCACGCAGAATCTCATTCCGCAGGAGCGTCCCTTCTGCAAGAGCATCTTCAGGTTCTCCATCAGCGTCTTCTTCCCCTCCAGTTCCTTTGCTGTGCGTGACTGGTCCATCGCGTCCGCGAACTCGTCGAAGATGACCAGAGTAAGTTTTCTGGTCTTGGCCTTTATCCTTCCGTTCATCTCGTTGACCAGCTGCTCCATCACGCGCTCCAGGTCGTCAATGTCACTGAATACCCTTGCGTTCCCGCAGTCGAGACAAGCGAACTCATATTTCGGGTCGAAGATGACGATGTCGTCTATACCGGCCTCCTGTGCGTAGGCGAGAATGCTTATGAGCTCCACCGACTTTCCGCTTCCGGTACATCCGCAGACGAGCATGTGTGGTGTCGAATGGTTGTCCAAATCCCAGACGATCGTCTTGCCGAAATTGTCCACTCCGAGCGGGATCCTGTGCCCTTCCAGATACTTCGTGTCCCAGAACAGCGTCCGGTCGCGCTTCTTGTTCACCTCGATAGTTACATAAGATTTGTTGTTATACATCATCAGGTAACCTGCTATTCGTACCTGCGGGACGTCGAGGGCATAGGCGATGTCCATTCTATGGGAGAAAATGCTGACGATCGTCACTCCTGGAGCTACGTCCAGAAGATAGGTATCGCAGCTGAATCCGTCAATCGTGTGCGCCACCTGCACGTTGATGTTGTGTGAGCGCAGAACGTGCTCTATCTTTTCTTGCTTTGTCATGTCACAGTTGCTGTAATCAATCCGGATGAAAGAAGCCGCCTCCGTCCGGAACTTCGTTATAATCTTTGGGTTAATATTGATTCGGGAAGAGTCCTTGATCTTCGCGGTCCTCTTGCGTATCAGTTCCTTCTTGCTGTCGGGAACGGCAGGGAAGTCGTCCACTTCAGCGATCATCGTCCTCGCCCAGAAGTCGTAGAGGACAGCCTTGTCAATGAAATTGTCGGACGTGTTAATCGTATAGACGTAGTCCGGATTGCTGACGGCCTCGCACATCCGCTTCAGCGGCTCGTAGAGCAGAGCCTCATAAAGCATCCTGTTGTTCCTGTCAATGCTGATGACGTGCTTCCGCAGCTGTGCCGAGCCGTCCTTGTTCTTCGACTCCTTCGCCTCCACGAACCACACCTCGCTCACTTCCTCCGTAGGGTTCGCCGTCTCGTAGGCCTCGACGTATGTCATCGCCTGCTGCCCGTGAACCAGGGCCACCTCGTCGCCGTCCGTGTACTTCGACTTGCTCTTGTGGTCGATGATGACCACGCGCCCGTCCTTGAGTCTTGCGACCAGGTCAATGACAGCGTGCAGTGGCAATGGGATGTCGACCCCGTTCACCGTCACCCACTCTTCGAAGCGGGTCTCAACGTGCAGCACTTCGGCGATGTCGTCAGTGTAGGTGCCGGCCTCCTCGCAGAAGTATGTCAGAAGGTTGTTCACCTTCGAGACTGCCTCCGCCTTGGCCGCCTCCGCGGTCGGGAACTTGTCAGTGGTCTTCCAGTCGTTTGCCGGCACTTCGTCCAGATAGCCGTATGCCACTGCGGTGAGGGCCACGAACTCGGGCTGCACGCCCGGCTTCCAGATGCTGAAGAACTCCTTCAGGGCCTCATGGTAGGCGCTTCCCGCAATCGAGCTGATGGACTTCTTGTCGCGCTCGCAGTAGATGTACTGCATCTCGAAGGCCTTCTCGTTCCTGGCGAAGCACTGGACGCCGCTGTAGCTCCAGCTGTTCACCAGGTAGCCGGAGAGGTGCTCCTCCATCTGCTCCGGCGTATATTTCAGATACCTGTTCATACGCTACGGCATTTCGGGTGCTGCTGTCTCCGAACCCCTCATTTCATCCTTTCTGGCCTCAATCGCCATCTGCATCCTGTCCTGGTCGTCAGGAGCGTCGGAGTACTCTTGTCTGCCGTTGTCGTCGAAAATAGCCTGGTCGGTCTTCACAGCCTCCTGCATCTGCACTGAAAGTGGAGCATACTTGCTGAGAAGTAATTTTATCACCGTCTTCTTCGCCATCGCGTCGAAGTCAGTCGTCCACTTTGAGCTGTTCCTGGTGCCCTCGAACTTGCTGCTGTAGGTCTTGGAGTAGGACATGGCGTGTCTCTGCAATTCCTCTACGGTCATATAAAGGGTCTTGCTGAAGCCGTTCACCAGCTCGAAGTAGGCCGCATATCCGATGACAGGAAGTTCAATGCGGTTAGGCACAGCGTCGAAGGCGATCTCTCCGGTCAGGAGGTCCATCGACTTGATTTCCCCTTCCCTCACGTCAGTCACGTTGATGCGCCTGTACTGTCCGGTCCTGATTGCGAGTTGGATAAATGCCCGGTAGCCCCACTGGAGCTGGGCCTCCTTCACGACCTCATCTCTGGTCACTCCGTTCTCGTCCGTGATCTTCTTCTTGTTGTTGTAGGGGATCACGTAGGCGAAGCCGAGGTTGTTGTCGAGCGGGAAGTCCAGCGCTGTTGCCTTGAGGCCTGCATAGATAAGCGACATCGGGGAGCATCCCTGGAGGCTCGCGTCGTTCGCGACCAAGGCCGTGATGTTGTTCACGAAGGATTCCTTCTTGCGTCCCAGCACCTGGAGAAGGTACTGCTGCGTCTGGACGGAAGCGATGCAGAGGTTGAACCGCGCCAGCGGCGTGTCCGGGGCTTTTCTGGGCCCGTACTGCTGCCGTAACTCTAGCCCAGCCTGCTGCCGTAGCTGTAATTCTTTTAATTCTTTGCTTTCCATGATAAACAGTCTTTAATGTTTGTAATGTAAACTTGGGACCCCTGAAAGGTATCACCCTCGCAGGGGCAAGGTCGCGGAGCCAATACTGATAACCACTGATGATGTCAAACCTACGTTCCGATGGTCCCGCGTCGCGCATCACTGCGCAAAAAATCAATCAATATGCTAACATTGTTAATGTCCTACTGTGGTGGTGGCGGGCCTCGCGCTGTCCTCGTGCACCAGCATCCTCCTGCCGCTCGCCATCTTCACCGTCATGTAGCCCAGGCCGAAGCCGTCGCGCTGCATGACCACGCCCGTCGCCCGTCCGTTCATGGTGGACCATTCCACCGTGTCTCCGGGACGGAACCGGCCTGCTGTCATTGTCTCAGTCTTCATGGCGCCTCCCCCCTCATGCGGTCATCCTCGCACCTGTCCTCGAAGTATCCGGCCATGCGGTCCTCCTCGGCCTCCCTGTCGAAGTCCGGGTCCCTCTCCGGGTCCCCGCTCGACCTTACTGAATTGCGGAACATGTAGTTCAGCATTGAATTGACGTTGCTCATAATTGTGCTCTCATTTTAGTGTGTTAACTCAGGAACTCTTTGACAGCATCAGCAATCCGCTCGCGGAACTCTTTCATCTTGGCCTTGCCGGCCGGTCTGTTGCCGAAATCCAATTCGATTCCGTCATACGAAATCCTGATGGTGTCAGCCACTCTTATAGAGCGGACAATGATTTCCTTACTGATGTCTTGTGCCATTCCTGTTGAATAATTAGTTGGGGAGGGCGGACTCGAACCGTCCCTTGTAGCTGCACCGTTTCTGCTGTCGGCCGCTTACACCGCGCCACCCGCGGAACTCCCCTAATGCATATGTATAGAAGGATACATTAACGCATCACTGCGGTGGCCGGAGGGCAGGGAATCGAACCCTGCTGTGGATCCGGACCGGCTGACCAGAGACCTTCTTGTCAGGCAATCCCGTGCGGCACTCCATATCCGCACACCTTCCTCCGTTCCCGGCGAAGAATCTTGCGACTTCCCGGAACTTGCCGCGGGCTTCGCTTCCGCGGCACTGTACATGTCTAAACACTTGGTTGGCTCACCCTCACGGGCTTGCGTCCCCGCCTTGCTATTGTGTTGTTTTTGTGAGTTTCAGTCCTCCTCCATGATCTTCAGCCCCGTGCCCAGGCAGAAGCAGAAAACCAGGAACCGTGCGGCGTCGCAGTGACGGACTCCGAAGAGCAGATATGCGACCCCTGCCGCTATTATGAGACCTCCGATGACCTTCATCGCCAGGTCCGCGTTCTCTTTCCTTCTCATGACTTTCATTATCTTTCCCATATCTTTTCAGTTTATTTGTTTTACCAATTCTGCTATTGACGGCACCTTGTTCCCCTGAAGAAGAGCATTGATCTCGGACTTCTTGAAGAAGAGCTGTTTCCCGAACGGCTTGTAGTAAGGGAGTTTGCCTTCCTGCGTCATCTTGCGGATATAGGACGGCTTGAAACCCGTCAGGACCGACACGTCCTCTACAGTCAGCATTTCCTTCACTCCGAGAAGTGTATATGTCTTCACTTCCTCGATTGCCGATAAGATCTTTGCTTCGTCCATGACTTCGTGTGGTTAGGCAATTCTTGTGACTCTATACAGGTTGTCCTCCTTGTTGACAGAAAAAAGGAACCCTTGATCTTTCAGATCTGAGGTGACATTCCTTAGATACCTAAGGCTCGCCATCTCAGATGTGAACATCATCTGGGTTCCCGGCTTCATTTTCGTCAGTGTGCCACGCACATTCATCTTTGTTGTTGCCATTTTGTTTGATTTTTTTGTTAATTGCGAAGAACGGAGGACTCGAACCTCCATCGCTATGCGGTCGCTATTGCGGCTTGGCACATGCGTCACGCCTACCATGAAAGATCCTCTTTGTTTCTCTTTATTTGGTTTTGTTTTCTCTTTTTATTATGTTTGTACGTATGTATGTATTAACTTGATGCAAAGTTAAGTAAATTAAAGTTAAATCCAAGCGTTTTTCTTTAATTTTTCTTAATTAATTAAAGAATATTAAAGTGGGTTTTTACAAATGACTGATTTTGAATTATTTATAAAGAAGAACGCGATAAAGAAAAAAGAACTAGCGGAATACCTGGGAACTTCTAATGCTTTTATTACTCAATTATGTAAGGGTATGGCACCTCTGCCTGCAGATAAATTAAAGAAAATTAAAGAAAATTTAACTTGGGATACGTCGATGCTTGTGATAGATCGTCCGTCGATAACGGCTCGCGCAGAGGGGAACGCCAGGGTAGAGATAGGAAGCAGGAATAAAAATTATTGCCCGGAGGTCTCCGGGGACACGGAGAAGGACACGCGTATAGCTGTCCTGGAGAAGGAGAACGAAATGCTCAGGGAACAGCTGGAGTTTATGAAGACATTAATTAATAAATAATAAGGGTATGAGATTTTTAAAATCAGTAGGATTGTTGTTTTATGGGCTGATAGCGTCTTATCTGCTGTGGTTGTTGTTCTATTGGCTGGCGCCTCATGTCATGAGTGTCGGCTGGATTGGTTTTATTGTGTATATGCTTCTGGCTGGTGGTCTTGTTACGGGAATCGCGGCGGCGGCAAGCACGATACTGGCTTACCCTGTCACGATGTGGTTTGGCAACGCTTATTCGTCAATAAAATGGATTTGTGGAATCTTTTTTGTGTTCAAAGGGTTCAGTGCAGTTATGCTACCTTGGCGATTGGGTATAGATTATGGCTTCCTTCAAATCCTGATAGCTATTTTATTTGATATAACGGCAATAATTTCATTTGGAGCAATACTGGCCGTGTTCGTGAAGGGCTTAGGCGAGGAAAAATAAAGTTCCTTTGACCTTGCGAAAGGCTATTTGACAGACTATGATTCCTGAAGACTTTGATAAATAAGTAGAGGAATGGAGAATAAGAATGAGCGTTCTATCCGTGTGCAGTTCTTGGAAGAGGCGGCCGCGTTTGTGGACAACCTGCCATTGAAGGCACAGCAGAAGATAGCATACAACATCAGGCGTCTGGAGAGCGGGATTATGGACAAGGAATTGTTCAAGAAGCTTGAAGGGTCCGATATTTGGGAGTTGAGGACATTGTTTAACGGGACATGCTATCGGTTGTTTTCTTTCTGGGATACTGAACTGCGTGCCGTAGTGATTGCCACGCACGGGATAGTGAAGAAGACTCAGAAGACACCTGCAAAGGAAATAACTAAAGCGGAATTGAGAAGAAAAGAGTATTTTAGCAACAAAAACAAATAGTTATGGGACAGATGAAATTAATAGATTCTTCAGAATTTGTAGACAGGGTATTGGGGAAAGTAGGCACTCCTGAGAGGGATGCGATGGAGATGCAGATTAAAGAAGAGAGGGAGTCCTATATGATGGGTGAAAGCCTCAAGAAGGCAAGGGTGTCGCAGAACCTCACCCAGGAACAGCTCAGCAAGAAGGCCGGCGTCGACAGGTCGCAGGTCTCCAGGCTCGAGAGGGGCAAGTCCGCGACGCTGTCTTCAATCAAGCGAATCTCCCAGGCATTGGGAGTGATGCTCTGGTAATAGCGCATAGCGGTATGGAATCCGCCGGCGGCAGATAATGTTAATTTAAATATTAGAAATTATGGACGAAGATGGCCATGATCAAGGATTAGCGTCGGGTGATGATAATTCTTCAAAGATGTTGACTGAAACAATCCGGATGTTTTTCAAGATGCTTGAGAAGTCCGAAGGTAGGATAGACAGGACCAACATGATGATCGAGAAACTGGTTGATGCGTGCAAGGCAGTGGAACTAGCCTATACCAGCCATGTGGGATCGCTACAGGTGTCAAGGGACATTTCGCAGAAGAGCAACGCCAGACTGATCGCGGCCAACGAGAGGATGACGCGCATGATGGAGACCGCGAGGGTCGACAGTGCGAAGGAGAGGGAGAGGTACGTCCAGCACATCGCAAACCTGGAAGAGAACATAAGGTCCCTGAAGGACGAGCTGCACAAGGCTACGGACAAATATTGGGAACTGATGGCCTCATACCAGAGGCTGGCCGAGGACATGAGCAGGAAACGCTCCGCCCCTAAGGCCGAAGTAAAAATCAAAGGATAGAAAATGAGAGTACTACTGAATAATATTATTATTGATTGGTTCAATTGCACTTATATGGCTAGGTCGTAAATTAGATGATTTACCGACACGATATATTGAGACCGATTCAATACGATGGAGGAAGGGAAAACCTTTACTGGGAACAGGGAATGGAATAGGCGGAGTTTTTATTAAAGGCTATCGCCGTGCAATGGGCGTTGGAGATGTCTATTATAATTTTCTCAGCTTCATTGTCCCTATTATCCCTATAGGTTGTTTTCTAGCCGAAGAAGGCGTATATAACTATAAAAGCCACCATAGTTCAACTCAATCATATAAGGTATATGGCTCGGTAAAGTGGAATCTAATCGAATTGTTGTCGATTTATTTGAGATATGTATGTATCCTCGGAGGTATATTTGCTCTTATATGCTCCATCGGCGGAATTATTGACAATTGGTGATGTTGCCTCTATTCATAACGATTGCGGATGCCAAGTAGTCTTAGAATGTAAGTTGTTTTGTTCCTATTTTGTTTCCCAAGACGAACTAATCAAGAAGTTGGAAAACAAGTAAGGTTCTTGCATATAATTAAAACACAATCAATTAACGCCATTCATCTAAAGCGAAAATGAGGGACTGAAATCTTAAGTTAATTTTATTTCTTGTAATACTTAGAAATCGCTAATTTATGCTCTGTATTGCGGGTTTTTATCGGATAGGCGTTGTGTATTAATGTGTTAGGAGATACTATTGCCATACTTTTGTATTACTTTATACGAGTTATTTTTGTTCCTAGTTTGTTTCTTTTGGATTCTTTTTGTTATTTTTGTTCCTAGTTTGTTTCTCTGGAGTATGAAGAAAGATGACATTAAACAGCCCGTGAGGCTAAGGGAAAAATCCCTGAAGAACGGAGTGAAGTCACTCTACCTTGACATCTATCAGGATGGGCAAAGACGTTATCAGTATCTGAAGCTTTATATTAATCCTGGGACAGATCCGCTTACTAAGATGAAGAACAAGGCTGCTATGGATGCCGCACGCGTAATCCAGGCAAGAAAACTTGTGGATCTGCAGTCAAGCATGGCGGACATCATGACTGCCAGCAGTCGCAGAATCAAGTTCGTGGATTATTACCGTGAATATTACGAATCGAAGTACGATATCTCCAATAGCAGTAGAAAACGTGCAAATCATGCGCTGAACAGATGGATTGAATTCGCAGGTAAAGATGTGCTCCTTTGCAAGGTTACTTCTGAAATGCTGAGTGGCTTTGTCAAACATCTAAAGTCGTCGGTCTGCATGCACAAATGCCGAAAGGTGTCGATTTCTGCAGGTGAAGGGCGAGAGAAAAGTTTCATCCTTACGTCAGATGCAGAAAAACTCATACGGAAAATGGCTTGCGTGCAGAAAAAAACGGTTGAACAGATAGCAAAGGAAACAGGTATCAGCGAAAGCACCATTAAACATGCATATAAACGAATCATTGCAGGCCAAGAGGATAGGCGTCTGGCAGAAACAACAGTTCATATTTACTTTATTACCGTAGCGGCGGTTTTACATAAAGCATACCGCAAAAGGCTGATACCGTCTGATCCTGCAGATATGCTTGACAGAGCGGAGCGCCCGGGTGGGCGCTCCGCGGAGAGGACTTATCTCACATTTGAGGAAGTCACTAAGATGATAGATACGGCGTGCTGCTATCCTGTGGTGAAGAACATGTTTTTATTCTCTTGCTTTACAGGCTTGCGCTACTCGGATGTAAAGGCCCTCACATGGGGAAAGATTGACGACAGCATGATAGGCACGACTATGCAGAAAACAAAGGAGCCTGTATATGTACCGATCAGCAATAATGCCAGGAGGTGGTTGCCGGATAGAGGAGATGCGCAGGGGTCGGATTTCGTTTTCAGCGGTATGCCTACCGCGTCGGCTGTAAATAAATGTATCGACAAGTGGACGAAGGAAGCAGGCATCGATAAACATGTCACTTTTCATTGCGCCAGACACACATTCGCTACGCTTTCGTTGGAGTACGGCGCTGATTTGTATACCATCAGCAAACTTCTGGGGCATCGAAACATTGCGACCACCCAGATATATGCCAAGATTATGGATGAAAAGAAGGTGGAGGCGGTGAACCTCATTCCTGATCTAAAAAAATAAGGGGCGCTTCACAGCGGCCCTTATCCATAAATACGTTACAAACATTAAAAACATAAGTGTTTTTTTATCTGACATTCCTTCAATTTCATATAGTCCCGAGGACCCGGAAAGTCCCCGGGATGCTTTTTTATATGGTCTGAGCATCAGGACAGGGACCGGATTATAGGCCAGGAAATTGGCCGAAAACATGAGGAAAATCATAATCGGCTTAATGTGAGCGACTTATCTATAATAGACACTTATAGATTATTGCTCGGAGTCTCTTGGCTTTGACAATTCGATGAGGCGTTCCTCTATAGTGAGCTGCTTTCCTTCTTCCGTGCTCAACTCGACCGCCTGAAGTTTCGGTACCGTATATTGCATGAATTTTTCAGCAATGATGAGCCTGTCCTTGGGCTCCAGCTCCATGAAGTCCCTGACCATGTTCCCGCTGTTGCTGTATGTGTCGAGCAGTTCAGATACCATATCCTTGACCTTTTTCGTTGCCTTGTTCGGAGTCCCTTTCTTGCGTCCTCCGGTCTTGCGTCCCTTTGCGTCCATGATGAATTGTGAAATGATGTTAATACTTAAACTAATCATGCGAAGATAACTATCTACTTTTAAGCCACCTAATTAAGTATTAACAAATCTGACAGTAAAATGGCACTTCCAGGAATAGGAATAGGCAGCGTGATAGGCGCAGGCATGAAAGCGGCGTCCATCATCTATGGCGGCGCAAAGAACGCCAAGGCTTACACGGATGTTATAAACAGCATCAAACAACAGCAGCAGGACAACCAGGACTGGTTTGACAGGCGTTACAATGAAGACTCCACCCAGAGGGCGGACGCCCAGGCGCTTCTCACGGCGACTGAGGAAAGCATCCGCAACAGGAACAGGCAGGCCGCAGGAGCCGCGGCGGTCATGGGCGGGACAGACGAGAGCGTGGCGGCGGCAAAGGCCGCGAACAATCAGGCCCTGGTCGACGCGACTAGCAAGATAGCGGCAGCCGCGGACCAGCGGAAGGATGCAATCGAGAACCAGTACATGTCTACCAAATCAAACTTGAGTTCCCAGATCAACGACATGACGCTCAAGAAGGCGCAGAGCACGGCTGACGCCGTGAAGGGAGTGGCTGATGCGGCCGGCAGTATAGCTTCACTATAAATCGTCCCGACATGATAGAAGAAAACAACAAGCAGAAGAAGGCTGTGCCTGTGCAGGAACAGCCCCAGCCTACAGCAGTCCCGCCGGCCAGCACTTCGACAGTGCAGGCACCGGCGGCGCAATCGCAACCGGATGCAGGTGCGGATATGGCTCAGCCTGCCTCAGGTGTGGCCCAACCGGCCCAGACAGGCACGAGGATGTCGACTTTGGACAGAATCATAAAGCCACGTCTTGCCGACAATATGACGGCCAAGTTTGAACAGCCTCTGGCCCCGCCGGCTGAAATCGCCGACAGGCAGGAAATGGACAACGCGAAGCCGTACAGGACTAAAGACGGTTTCACGTATAAGGCCAATACCGGCAAACTCTATGACGACCAGGGCAGGGAACTGTCCCCGTTCACGTATGCGCTGGAACTGTCGGACAAGAACAGGATGACGCCGGAGGAGAAGGCGGCGGAGGCCAAGAGGGAACGCAGGGCCAAAATATTCTCGGCCATCGGAGACGGAATCGCCGCATTGGCCAACGTCTATTTCACTTCCAAGGGCGCTCCGGACATGTATAACCTCAGCACGTCCATGTCTGCCAAGACAAAAGCGTATTGGGACAAGCTCAATGCAGAGCGCAAGGCGAATGAAGACAAGTACAACGATCTGCTGCTTGGCGCGTATAAGGCGGACAAGGCAGATAAGGACGCCAAGGACAAGTGGCAGCAGCAACTTGAACAATGGAAGATTGAAATGGAAAGAAAAAATGAAGCTGAGATGTATAAGCGTGGTAAGGATGCGGCTGAGGCCAAGTACCGAAAGGAAAAGGACGACGCGGACCGTAGTTCCAGAGAAAATATAGCGGCAAGCCAGATAGCGGCTGCCAATAAGCGCGCTGCTGCCGACAGGTCTCAGAGACAGACCCAGTTCGACATCAGGTATGGAGGCAAGGGCGGAGGCAACAAGAGCAAGTACACATTCTCGCTGGGACGCGGAAAAGGCTCAGTCTCGGTCGATTCTGATGCTGTCAATGACGCGAATGTCCGGCAGATCTATGACCGGCTCCCTGAGGAGGTGAGGCGGACGGCCCAGGAGAGATACAAAACAGCGAAAATAGACAACGGCTATCCTGTCTATGCCAAAGACAAAAACGGCAAACTGATCTATGGCCCGGACGGCAAGCTGGTTCCGGAGTACCAGCAGCTGTCCAAGAATGAGATGCTGGAAGTCATAGGCGCCAACCTGGAGGACAATCCGGATCTCGAGAATGACATCCGCGAGCTGGCAGGACAGCCCGGGAAGAAGAAACCGAACCCGATGGGCGGCGGACAGGCACAGAACGGCAGCGGCAAGAAACCAAATCCAATGAACTAAGTACGGCATGAACGACAATAAGAGAAAATTATACGATGCCCTGTCGAATGACTATGACATGGGTACATACGAGCAGTTCAGAAAGGACCTCGAGGACAAGGACAAGAGACGGAAATTGTACGATGCGACCAGCGACGCGTATGATTTCGGCGATTATGACCAATTTGAGGCGCAGCTGGGCTATGGTCAGTCTCAGTCCGCTCCAAGTGCAGAGGAAATCAATTCAGGCAGTGCAGGTCCTGTCATGCCGAAGCCGGCCATGGAAAACAGGAACTGGGAGGTACAGATGGGGAACGGCCACAGCCGTGCGACCGTGGAAAAGCCTGAACCTGTAGATGTGCCCGTTCCGCAGAGACCTGAAGGCCAGGAGCCGTCTGATGATGGGACCGCGGCTTCTTCTGGTGATGTGAGGTCATATCTGGAGAATGCCAACAGACAGCAGGTAGCCAACCTCAGCAGGGACATCAGCTCACGACTGGATGAGGCGCAGACGAAATCCCGTGACATATATATGAAGGAACAGGAAGACGCACGCAAAGGTGGATTCCTGTCGACACTTGCACATGCCATTGCCGCGTCCGGCCATAATCCTGAAGGCAGGTCCGGAGGCATGTCCGATGCCCAGCAGAGGTCACTTCAGGGCGCGAACAGCGAACTCCAGAGCGAAATATCCAAACTGGAGGCTGCAAAGAAGGCGATGAGCAATGCCGAAGAGATTATAGCCGAGGCAGACAAGAGTGTCCAGGAAGGCAAATTCCCCGGCTTTTTCAAAGGCGTAGCACGCGGCTTCGGAGACAAGCTGTTTGACGTCAACACGTGGGACATGGGAGTGTCAGACACGAAGAACAGCATCGAACTGCTTAAGGCCCTCAGGAAGTACGATGAGGGAAAGCCGCTTTCGGAATCCGAGCAGATGCTTCTGGACGCGAAGTCGGTGGAACTCGCCACGAATGCCTACTTCGGTTCATACATAGGCAGGGGATACAAGGCGGGAGCCGTGACGGCACAGAGCCTGCCGTTCATGTTGGAGATGGCGGTCAACCCGGCCAGCACCCTTGGCGAATCCACACAGAGCATGCTGGCCAGGTATGCGCTGTCGAGGTTTGCGAAGAAAGGAGCGACCAGGGCCGCCCAGAAGTTCGCTACAAAGGCTGCAGGGGCTGCAGGACGCGCCTTGGGTGACATAGCCGGTTCAGCTGTCATGGCAGGGACATCCGGCGCTGTCCGTGTGGCCGGTGACGCCATCGACAGGCATGTCGGTGACATCAAGACTGATATGGACGGGCAGGGACAGACCGTATTTGCAGGTCATGACCCAGAAAGCCTCGGGAAATCGATTGCAAAGGCATTCACGTCAACTGCAATAGAGAACCATTCCGAGATGCTGGGCGAATACTTCGCTCCGGCTCTCGGCATCGTTTCCAAACTCGGCAGGAAGGGCATGGAGAAGTTCGGCCTGAAGAATGTCGTGGATTTCGTTGACGATGTCAGTGCGACTGACGCCGCCAAGCTCATAGCGGATTTCCAGAAGCGCACCAAGTGGCACGGAACCATCGGAGAGTATGCGGAAGAGGTCGCAGGCAACATTGAGAATGCCATTCTTGTCGGAGACAACACTTTGGACGCGTCGGATGACACCGGAGTGTTCAATCTGGACCAGAACATCGACACGTTCCTGGGCGTGGCCCTTATGGGAGGAGTATTCAGTACGGCCCGTACTATCGGGTGGCGTACTCCAAAATACAGGGCTAGGATGGAGATGGAGGAGGCCCGTAATAAGGCAAGGACGAAATACGGAAGTGAGGCATGGCAGGAGATTGAGGACAGGATGGCGGAAGCCGGGGACTCCGGCATGTCGGCCGTATTGTCCACTGTGATTGCCGGCGAGAACAGTCCTGAGAAGGCAAAGGCCCTGCTGGACTATGCGAAGAGCATCAAGAAGTATGAGGGTATGCTGGCGGGAGATGAGAAGCGCAGGGAGATTGCGAGCCCGGAGGCGACGGATCTGGAGACTTCCTATGAGAACGGCTATACGCTTTCGACGCCGCAGGAAGTGCATGACGCGAAACTGATGTTCGAGTATCAGGAGGCCATGCTCCAGAAGGCGCTGGGCACTTCCGACATTGATATCGACACAATTATGCTCGGCAATGAGATGGGAACGCTTACGGACGAGCAGAAGTCAGTAGCCATGGACTATCTCAATGCCAAGGCCACATTTGACGGCGTCATTGACAGGGTGAGGGATGACATCGACAGCAGGATTTCTTCCGTGGAGAATGCCATCGACGCGAGCACGAACAGGGATACCGGAATGCTGCAGCCTGCAAGTCTTGTCGACGACAGGCCTGTCCACATCATTTCGGGAATCGTCAGGCTCACTCCTGACGGGACGATGGTGGACACCAGGAACTCTGAGAACTTCATAATCGTCCGTGACGACAAGACCGGCAGGATGGAGACCATTTCTCCTTCAGACATAAACCGTCTTGAGAATGAGATAGACCCGTCCATGGAGAAACAGGCGGCCAGACAGCAGATCCAGGATGTCTATGGCGGCCGTGAAGCTGACAGCATCGACGGCGTGCTTGCCTTCAATCCTGGCGACACATACACTCTGACCAATGGGCAGGGGCAGTCTTTCCCTGTTCAGATTGTGGCCAATGAACAGGGCGTGGCTGACAACGGTGACGGAACCGTCAATGTCATCCTCAATAATGACATTGACACCCAGACCGGGCAGCCTCGTATCACTCAGATGCCTAAAGAGCAGATCCAGGAGATGGCGGAGGCCACCAACCTGTCAAGACTGCAGCAGTACGAACAGCAGAAGCTTGCCAGGGCAGCGGAACAGGCGGAAACGGATGCGACAGGGAGGACACCTGAGAATCCTTTCAGAATCAATGACAGGATCACACTGTCTGATGCGGAGACCGGCAAGGTGGAGAACGGAGTGGTCGGTTCGGAACTCACGGATGACGGCAAGTATGAGGTCGTCGTGGAGAAGCAGGACGGCAGCCAGTCCATACTCTATCTGTCTCCAAGTGAACTGGAACAGCTTGGCGCCAGACTGGAACAGCCGGAGGCCGTGGAAGAACGGAATGCTCCGGTTTTGGAACAGAATCAGCCGGTTTTGGAACAGAATCAGCCGGTTTTGGAACAGAAGACAGAGAAGGCCGAGCAGGAGTCTGCGATGTCACGCATACCTTTAGACAGGGATGGAGTGCCGCAGTTCGAGCAGGCTCAGCCGTCTGACACGTGGGAGGCCCTTCTTGAACTCAACAGCGGCAATGCCGTAGAGGCGGAGGATACCGCAAGGCAGATGTATGAAAACGCATCGAAGAATCTTGACAAGGCCCAGAAGACCAAGCCGAAATCCGGCACTTCAGTGATGGAGATCCAGAGGAACAAGGCTGAGCGCAACGGGCAGATAGACGAACTCCGGAAGTCCGTGGATTTCTGGGGCAAGGTCCTGTCATTCCCTGAGGCTGTGAGGAAGTCGGCAAGTGCAGCCGCAGAGGCAGAGGTTCGACAGAAAGAGGACGCGAAGAGGGAGGCAGTACGACAGGCAAAAGAGAACCTGGCCAAAGGGCGCAAACTGATGCAGCAGAAGGGAACGTATTATAAGGATGACGCCAAACTCGGCGATTATCTGGATTTCCATGATTATGCGCTGCGTATGATTGCCAATGGACGCGTGAAGTTCGTCTGGAAGAACGATGCCGACAACAACTCGATAAAGGGGCTTGGCGGACATCTCGGTCTTGAGGACAGCGAATCGGAGAGAAAGGCTCTCTTCAGTCTCCTGGCAAACCAGGATAAGGGCGGATTGCGTCCTGATGACGCCGCGGAACAGTTGTCGGAGGAATACAATTCAAGTCTGGGCGCCGAGGTAATCAGTTCTTCTGAGGCCCTTGATGTCATTCTTGACATTATTCGCACTTATGGCGGCAAGACCCGCGACATGATGAATGCCGCCATTGACGCACATGCAATGGCCGGTATGGACGAGAGGGGCCATGATGAAGACAACAAGTCTTCTGAGGACAAAGATAATTCAAAGATTGCTGAAGGCCAAGAATCTCTTCCTGCAGATGCTCCATTGAGCAACGAGATTAATGAGTTCGGGGTTCCTTTCATCGAGTCTTCGGATGGAACAACCGTTTTTGGCGTATTGACTGACGACAGCGGTTTGTCTCCTGCTCCTATCAAATTAAGCCTCGGAGAGAATGCCGCAGATAAAAATGGCACCAATCATGGTTATGGCTTGCTTCATATTGAAGCAGGACATGGGGACCAGATACGTGCAGCAGGTTATTCTTCCATCAAAGATTTCGTTGAAGATGTGGCCCGCAATTATGACACAATCCGCGAAGGTGGAATTGTTGCAAATAATCAAACGTATCTGCTGGAACTCTCAGATGAGCACAACAACACATTGTTTATCCAGTTGTCACGGGATGGCAGCTATTGGAACATAAACAGCGCGGGTATTTTCAAGAAGAAATACTCGCGCCGTAAGCCGGAAGTCTTTACTCGACCCGCATTGAAGACCGAAACTGACACCGATTCCGGTAGAGTTGATAGCAGCCGTTTTAGTGGTGCAACTGCGCCAGCAGGAAACTCTCATCAGACTTCTGAAGGCAAAGATACAAATATTTCCGAAGAAAGCAACACGGGCTCTGAGAAATCTGTGGCAGAGCAGATTACGGAACAGAGAGAGGTCGTGAATACGGAGCCGACTGAGGCGCAGAAGGAAGCCGGCAACTACCGCATGGGGCACGTCAAGATAGACGGAATGGATGTCACCATCGAGAACCCTAAGGGCAGCATCCGGAGAGGTACTGATGCGGACGGCAAGAAGTGGGAGTCTGAGATGCACTATGACTATGGTTATATCCGCGGCACAAAGGCTGTGGATAACGACCACATCGACATATTCCTTTCTGACAACCCGGAGACTGGGAACGTCTTTGTCGTCGACCAGGTGAACCCGAAGACGGGAGAGTTTGACGAGTCCAAGGTGATGTATGGTTTCGCTTCTGAGCAGGAGGCCAGGGACGCTTATCTTTCGAATTACGAAAAGGGCTGGAAGGGTCTCGGCAAGATTACTGAGGTGACCAGGGAAGAGTTCAAGAAATGGATTGAATCATCCACGAGAAAGACAAAGCCGTTCTCGGAATATGCAAGTGTGAAAGTTGCTGAGGCGCAGAAGGAGAAATCCATTCAAGGACTTGAAGGATACTCGCGTGACGAGATCAAAGGCATTGTGACAGATCATATCAACGATGTGATGAGGGACTATGATATTGATGCGGAAATAATCGGCATGGATATTCATGGATCCAGGAACCGTCATGACGCCAGACCGGACTCTGACTTGGACGTAGTTGTCGAATATAGTGGCGACATCCGGGAGGACGACATGTTCAATGCGCTTAACGGCGAGGAGGATGCGCTTTCGATTGAGGGAATCAAGGTCGATATCAACCCTATAAGAAAAGAGGAAACTGGTGACCTCCAGGACTACATGAAGCAGTCGGAAGAGTATGACAGGGAAAAGAGTTCTGCTGACAACCAGGGCAATCCTGTAAATGAGGACAGCACTCCTGCTGGTCGTGCCGTCAAGGAAGAAGAAAAGCCGGCAGAGGTTTCCGCTCCTGCTGAAACCGAGACCCCAAAAAACGAGGGTGCATTTGGTCTTGTCAGCGATGATAGAATGGCAGAACTGAAAGAGAGACTGCGCAAGAAGTTGAGCGGTCAACTCAATATGGGCATTGACCCGGAAATTCTTGCTATCGGTATGGAACTCGCAGTAGGGCACATTGACCGAGGTGTCAAGACCTTTGCGGACTTCTCCAAGAAGATGATTGAGGATTTGGGCGATGTTATCCGTCCATACCTCAAAGCCTTCTACAATGGCGCACGAGACCTGCCCGAAGTAATAGAGAGTGGTCTTTCTGCCGAAATGACCCCTTATGATGAGGTGCGCCGCTTCAACGTTGCAACCATTGGCGAGAATGGCGAGGAAAAGAAGCCTACCATTCTAGAGACAGCCGAGCAGGTAAGCAACGAACTGACCGTGCAGCGCAATGCTGATGAGGTGGAAGTGGTTGTTTCCGAAACGGAAAACACCACTAACGACGTATATTCAATCGCTCCTGCCCAGTACACAACCAAGCGCGGCAAGGTGCTAGACATGTTCTTGGTGAAGCCTAACGACGAATTGGGCACATCTGAACAGCGCGCAGCCAATGCACGTGTACGCGAAATGAAAGGATGGTGGGATAAGAAAGCTGGCGGCTTCATGCTTCGCAGCGAGGAAGATGCACGCCAGTTTGTCGAGCAAACGTTCCGTAATCCTATCGGCACTACTGCATCGGCTAATGAGGTGCAAGCCGCAAAAACTTCTCTCATGAGCGACACAGGTTCTTCACGTGACGAGCAGGAAGTAAATGCCGCAGTGGGCAAGACTTTCAAGTCTAAGAAAGGCCTTATCCTGTATGTAGACCGCATCGACGATGGCCGAGTATTCTACGAGATTACCGACATTGACGGCACTACGGAGAGATACGACACATCTATCCCTGCAATGGCCGACGCTCTCCAGCGTTGGGAAGAAGTAACTGTAACTGATAACAACAATAACAATGAAACAGACAGAACAGCAGCAGAGCAAGCTGCTGAAAATAAACAGCCGAAGAATTCAACTAAAAAGAAAAAATCGGTATCTTTGCATACAGAAGTGGATGACTTATTTAGTGGTCTGTTCGATGAAGAAACATTAAACTCTAAAGACAACGAAAATGGATTACAACGAAATGATGCAGTTCGCTCCGAAGGGCTGTCAGCCGACGGTGGTAAACACACAGAAAGACTATCAGAAGGCTCTGAAAAAGATAGCGGAAGCGAACCACAAGAAAGAAGCGGACTTAACGCCGGAAGAAAAGGAACAGGCGTTGAGGCAGATAGGTCTGTGCGACCTCGACTTTCAGACACCGTAGAAGAACTCGCTCCGTCAGAGCACAAGAACACTCACAACAACCATTCAGAACGAGGTGAGAATCACGCTCCTACCTCGATAGATGCACGCATTGAAGCCAATATAAAGGCTATTGAGTTGGCTCAACAACTTATTGACAGCGGTGAACAGGCAACTGAAAAGCAGATGCAGGTACTCCGCAAGTTCAGCGGTTGGGGTGGCCTCGGCAAGGCTTTCAGCGACAGCCTGTATTCTGTGCAGTTGCAGAATATCTTAGGTGCAGAAGCCTATCAGGATGCCGTAATGAGTGCCAATAGTGCGTACTACACACCTGCTTATATCGTAGATACCCTTTGGGATATTGCAGAGCAATTGGGATTCAAGGGTGGAAACATTCTTGAGGGTTCTGCCGGTATCGGCAATATCTTGGGTCAGATGCCTATAAACATCAGCGAGCGAAGCGACATTCACGCAATCGAGATTGACGGCACATCTGGCAATATCCTTTCTCTCCTATATCCGGACGCAAAAGTGGATATACAGGGATTTGAGCAGACACGCATACCTAACGGAAGTGTGGACTTGGCAATTACCAATGTTCCTTTCGTTACAGGGCTGCGAGTGAATGATACCACCGGAGACAAGGACCTCTCGAAGAAATTCCACAACATCCACGATTTCTGCATTGCCAAGAACGTGCGCAAACTGCGTGAGGGCGGTTTGGGCATCTTCATTACATCCAACGGAACACTTGACAACAGCAAGCAACTCCGTGATTGGATTGTCAGCGAGGGCGGTGCGGACTTCATCGGTGCGTTCCGTATGAATAACAAGACATTCGGAGGAACAGGCGTAACTTCCGACATCATCGTCATACGCAAGCGTATGAACGGCAGGAAATCATCCAATGCCATTGATGTAAGCACCATTACCGGTGAGCGTTCGGTAGAATACGATACAGGCGACACTCGCAAGGTAAAAGGGCAGACTGTCCCCGTCATCAAACACCTTGCTATGGATTACAACCGTTATTTCGTTGAACATCCCGAAAATATGGCAGGTGTAATGCAGTTCGCATTTGAGCAGGGAGACAACTTCCGGCCTACTGCCAAAGGTCTATATCCGGAAAAAGGAAAGAACCAAGAGCGTATGCTTTCTGATTTCGTTTCCTCTTTCAAAGAAGAGACCGACACTCCTGCTGCATCTGATGAATCCAACAGGACAGATAATGGTTATGTGTCGGATGCTTCCGCTGACGGAAGGAAACTTGGAGAGCTGTATGTAAAGGACAGCAAACTTGTTGTTGCCGGTATTGGTGGTTACTCACCTCTTGCCGTTAATGACAACAAGGTCAAGGGACACACGAAAGTGGAGTGCTTCAAAGCATACGCAGCAATCAAGGATGCTCTTGCAGAAGTCCTCAAATATCAGACCGAGAACGAAAGCGATAGCGGATTGAAGCCTTTGCTTGCCAAACTCAACAAGGCTTACGATGATTTTGTCTCCACCTACGGGCATTTCAACAAGAACACCGCCATTTCTTTCCTCCACAATGATGTGGACTATGCAAACGTATTTTCTCTTGAAAAATACGAGGAAACCGGAGATAAATCCGGCAAGCGTGTTCAGAAGTTCGACAAAGCCGATGTGTTCAGTCAACGTGTAGTCGAAAAAGAGAAAGAGCCTAATCCGACAAATGTAAAGGACGGCATCATCGCAAGTGTGTTTAAGTTTGGACGCATTGATGTTCCGTACATCGCAAATCAGCTCGGCAGGAGCGTTGAGGATGTAAAGAAAGAAATCATTTCAAGCGGATACGGATTTGAGGATCCGACAACAAAGCAAATGGAATTGTCCTATCAGTATCTGAGCGGAAATGTTCGTGAGAAGTTGCGCCAGGCAGAAGCGAATAACGACAACGGAGAGTATGACGGCAATATCAAGGCATTGCAGAAAGTTATCCCTATGGATATTCCCGCACACTTGATTGACTTTACACTCGGTTCATCTTGGATTACTCCGAAGCTCTACGAGGACTATATCAAGGATAGAACCGACATAGATGTAAAACTGACTGCTGCCGGTGGCTCTTGGTTTATGGATACCCCTTACTACGTCAATAACGAGAAGAACCGCTCAATGGGCGTATATAGCGAGGTTCTCCATAATACCGTGTTAGGTCATACACTTATCGAAGCAGCCATACAGAACAAGACCATAACTGTATCCCGTACTTCAAAGAAATGGGACGGTACTACTGAGACCATTACCGACAAGGATGCGACACAGGCTTGTGCTGCGAAGATTGACGAGATAAGACAGGACTTCAAGGATTGGGCAAGACAGAAGATGCAGAGCGATTCTGAAATGTCCGATGAAATGGAGCGAATCTATAACGACACGTTCAACAACTATGTGCCCATGAGTATTCCGGATGAGTTCGTGCCGGAATACTTCGGAGGTGCCTCCCACAAGTTCAAAATGCGCCCTCATCAAGGCAAAGCCATTGTAAGAGGAACTATGCAACCACTCCTGCTCGCCCACGAGGTGGGAACAGGAAAGACATTCACCCTCATTTCCACCGCTATGGAGATGCGCAGACTTGGTACTGCCCGTAAGCCTATGATTGTTGTGCAAAATGCAACAGTCGGTCAGTTCGTGGCAAGTGCAAAGGAACTGTATCCTAATGCCAAGATATTGACCCTCGAAGAAGCCGACCGCACAGCGGACGGAAGAAAGAACTTCTATGCCAAAATCAGACATAACGATTGGGATATGATTGTCGTACCTCAATCCACGTTCGAGTTTATCCCGGACAGTGAGGAAAGGCAGATGCAATTCGTGCAGGACAAAATCGAGGAAAAGAAAGCTGTCCTCGAAAATATGCAGGATGCCGACCCACGTGGAGAGAGTATGATTACCAGACAAGCTAAAAAGGAAATCTCCGACTTGGAAGCGCAGCTCGCAGAGTTGAGTGAGTCCGCATCGAAGAAGCGTAGCGCATCGGCAGAGAAAAAGCGTGCCGTAACTTTGCAAAACGCAGAGGTAAAGGCTCTTGAAATGCTCGACCGCCGTACTGATGATGTGGAGAACTTTGACGATATGGGCATTGATGCCCTGCTCATTGATGAAGCGCACGAGTATAAGCACCTTGGATTCGCCACCGCTATGCAGCGTGGTGTAAAGGGAGTGGATTCATCATATAGCAAGAAGTCGCAGGGAGTATATCTGAAAACACAGGCTGTGTTGGAGAACAACAACGGCAGGAACGTTATTTTTGCTACCGGTACTCCTATCAGCAACACGGCAGCAGAGATATGGACATTTATGCGCTACCTTATGCCGGCTGATACGATGAAAGAGTACGGTATCTATTACTTTGATGATTTCGTGCGCAACTTCGGCAATATTCAGCAGATGCTGGAGTTCAACACAAACGGAAAATTCAAAGAGAGCAACCGCTTTGCCGGATATGTCAATCTTCCAGAGTTGGTGCGTATATGGTCCGGTATATCGGATACTGTCCTTACAAAAGAAGCCGGAGATGTAAAGGACAAGATACCCGACATTGAGGGAGGAAAGGCACAAGACCTTTATCTTCCGCAGACAAAAGCCTTACGCAGTATTATGAAGTTTGTCAAAAGCGAACTTCAGCGATACGAGCAGATGAGTGGTAGGGAGAAGAAAGAGAACAGCCATATTCCTTTGACGATGTATGGAATAGCCAAATCTGCAGCCGTCGATGCCCGACTTGTCTCCGATGCGGAGGATGACCCTAACAGCAAGACCAATGAAGCTGTGCGCCAAACCCTGCGTTCTCTGAAAGAGACCGCTTCATACAAGGGTACGGTCGCTATCTTCTCCGATAACTATCAGAATAAGAAGACCGGTTTCAACTTGTATGATGACATCAGGAACAAGTTGATTGCACAGGGCGTTCCTGATGATGAGGTTGTAGTTATCCGTCCGGGGATGACCATGAAGAAAAAACTTGAAATTTTCGATAAGGTAAACCGTGGAGAAATCCGTGTCATTCTAGGCTCTACCTATACCCTTGGTACAGGAGTTAATATCCAAGAGAGACTGCACACCCTTATTCACCTCGATGCGCCTAACCGTCCTATGGACTATACACAGCGCAACGGACGTATCTTGAGACAGGGCAACCTGCACAAGGCAATGGGCAAGCCTGTGCGCATCCTGCGCTTCGGTGTAGAGGATAGTCTTGATGTGACCGCCTATCAGCGTCTGAAAACAAAGGGCGCTATTGCTGACAGCATTATGAACGGCAAGCAGATGATGGCCAACAATATGACCAACCGTGTGCTTGAAGAGGAAGAAGATGTATTTGGAGATACCATTGCGCAACTCTCCGGTAGCGAGTATGCAATGCTGAAGAATAATGCGGAGAAGAATGTACGCAAGTTCGAGAGCCGTAAGAAGCAATGGGAAGCCGACCAGACTTACATTCATAACGCCAAGCCGAAATTAAAGGCGCAGATAGCCGAGGCGGAGAAGCGTGCGGAGACAAACCGCAAGTTCCGGAAGGCGGTTGAGCAGGCGTTCCCCGGTGGGAAGTTCGACAGCATCACCGCAGGAAAGCAAACATTCTCAACGGCTGAGGAAATGGCTGACTTCTTTAAGGAGCATAACAAGGTCATTCTCGACAAGATGAAGCAGATGAAAGAGGGTGGCGATGATAGCCATACCCGTGAACTTACGGTGAGAATCGGAGACTACTCTTTCAAGGTTCGCACCGTCTTGAAAAAGGACATCGGCAGAAACGGAGGCCAGTTGTTCTCCGAGGTTCGTCGCCAAATGACCTATTCTTGTCCGGAACTTGGCTTGGAGGATGTTCCTGTATATCAGAACCTGCTTCGCAATGCCATTGACGATATAGTTCAGAATGTAATTACAGGAAAGAACTATGCGGAGCGTGTGGAAAAGGCTGAAGCCGATGTCAAGCACTACCAATCTGAACTGAAGCAGGTGGAATCCCGCGAGGGCGTTCCTTTCGAATATGCTGCGGAATTAGAGCAGGCTCGCAATCAGTATGAAGAGTATTCTGAACTGATGAAAAAGGAAATGGAAGAAAAAGAAGCCAAGTATGCTGAAATGGATAAAGATGTAGAAGCTGCTTCCGACATTTCCACTTCCGAAGAAGATGATGATGACGATTTAATGAGAGCCAGCGATACTATGTACCGCATCCGTGAAAGTGCTGCTCCCACTATAGGCGTAGGGCTTGATGTCGAAGCTGCAGCGGAAAGGCTTGCGGAAAGCCTCGGTGAGAGGGTGCGTATTGTCCGCGATGTCAATGAAATTGAGAACCAGAATAAAAATGTCCAGGAGAGCCAGAGGAAATCGAAGGGTTGGTTCAATACCAGAACCGGAGAAATCGTCGTCGTCCTTCCGAATGCAACCGGCATTGAAGATGTCCAGGCTACAATCCTGCACGAGGCTGTGGGCCACAAGGGCTTGCGTGAACTCGTGGGAGATGACAGGTTCGATGACTTCCTGGATAAAGTGTATGCGGCTGCTACGAAGGCTACCAGATTGGAAATCGTCAGTCTCGCAAGACGCAACCATTGGGATTTCAGGCTTGCGACTGAAGAGTATATTGCGGGCTTGGCTGAGAAAGGTTTCTCCGGGCGCGAGAACAGGACATTGTTCGGGAAGATCAAGGATTTCTTCCTCGATATGTTGAGCAGGGCAAAGATTGCGCTGGGCTTCAATATCGGGGACAACGAACTGCGCTATATGCTGTGGCGGACATATCAGATGCGGACTTCAAGAGGTATTCTTGCGAAGGCCAATGACATGGCCGTCCAGCAGGAGCTGAAGGTCGGAAACTTCAGGGAGGATAATTCAAGTCCTGTATCCTTCCTTAAACAGATGCAGGACAATGCGGAAACGCTGGTGCCTCGTCAGTTGACCAAAGAAATCTGGGACAATGAAATAAAAGGAAAGGTCTTCAGCACTCCAATAGGTGTTGTAAAATTGGGCGAGAACCAATATGAAAAGAATATCAAGAAGGGTCGCGAACTTGAATTCGGCATGTTGATTCCTACCATTGAACGTCCTGATGCAATATTCGAAGAGGATGCTCCGGAGGCTGGCGCAGAAAGACAAACAAAGTATGTCTTTGTGAAATCTTTCGTTGAAAACGGAGTCAAGAAGATAAACTACGCATCGGTTTCAGTAAGGAAGGACGGGATGGAGGTCGTTGCCAGCAGCCACTATCTTCGTGACAAACAGATGCTGAATAAAATAGAAAAAGAGCGAATGCTTTGGAACCGTTTCGCAAGCGGTTCTGAACTTTCGGCACAAGGCGGCTCGACAGCTCAAAGCAATGCTCTTTCTCTTGACGCAAATTTACTAAAAGGAGTCAAGAAAACAAATTCCGACGAGGAAATATTGTCAGGTGATGATTCAAGACTCCGTTTCAGGACCTCCGGTAATGGCGGAAGCAGCAACACTGCTCGGGACATTTACGAGGAGAAGACCCGCGTGATAGACAGAAACGGACGGAAGTCAGACACGGCCAACCTTATGCGCCGTCTGAAGGAAGCCTATGTGGATAGCATGCAGTCTCTGAAATACCTCCAAGACGCTATTTCGGAAGAAACCGGGAAGCCTGTGGAAGACTTCGAGAACGCATACCTGGCGGAGAACTCAATGAGTTCAAAGAACAAGGCCCAGACTGACATTTATCTGAACAGGTTCTTCAATCCTATAAAGGACGCTATCCGTGACCTCCAGAAAGAGGGAGCGGAATATGGAGACATTGTCCGCTACCTCATGGCGAAACACGGACTCGAGCGAAACGAGGTCTTCTCAAAGAGGGATGCCGAGAAAGATGGAGGCGTCTGGGACGGTTCAGTCAGACGGGACTACTCAGGTCTGACCGAACTCACCAGAAGGGATACTGATACCGTCGCGCCTAGAATAGACGAGATCACCTCGCGAGCTGAGGATATCGTCCGGAAGTTCGAAATGGACCATGATACGGATGTCCTGTGGGAAAAGATAAATGCCGCCACGAAGGACACCCTCCGGACGTCATATATAACGGGAATGCTCACGAAGGACAACTATGAGATGGTCCGTTCCATGTTCAGATACTATATCCCGTTGCGGGGATGGAGCGAGAATACGGCTTCGGCGGTGTACGACTATCTGAGCGATGCGAGACCGAAGACGTCATCCATAGTGAAGGCGGCTACCGGAAGAACCACCATTTCTGATGATCCGATTGCGACCATTGCCTATATGGGACAGAGTGCCATTATCCAGGGCAACAGGAATCTCATGAAGCAGAAGCTGCTTAATCTGGCTCTCAACCACAAGACTGGCCTCCTCACCGTAAGCAGGCAGTGGGAAGTGCTGGACCCTGTGACGGGAATGTGGACTCCAAGGGACCCGGATATTCCGGCCGACGCTGCCCCAGAACAGGTGGCTGACATCGTCGCCGACTTTGAGAAGGACATGAAGGAGGCGGAAAAGAAAGGCGTCGCAAGGCTCTCGAGGGGAAAACTCGATACCGGCAAGCATCTCACTGCCTATGAGGGACAGGAGCATATCATAAAGGTCAAGCGTGGCGGGATTGATTACAGTATCTATCTGAACGGCAACCCGCGTGCAGCCCAGGCTGTCAACGGCATGACCAATCCTGATGCTGTGGACAGCTGGCTGATCCGCAAGGCCAGGGTCATAAAGAATTTTATGGCCAGGATGTTCACGTCCCAGAATCCGGCGTTCATAATATCGAACCTGAGCCGAGACGTCATTTTCGCAGGAACTGCCGTATATGCCAAAGAGGATGCGAAATATGCCGCAAGGTATGCGAAGAACATTACTGTGGCTCTGGCCAAGGGACAGCTGATAGGCCTGATCCACAGGTTCGAGACGGACAGGCTTGACAACTCGAAAGACCTGGACAGATATTTCGGAGAGTTCATACGCAATGGAGGAGAGACAGGTTTCACGCAACTCAATACCGTCGATGACTTCAAGCGCGACATTGACCGGTTCTCCAGGGAGATGAAGCAGGGACAGGTGATGAAAGTCTCAACTAAAGTCTGGAACGGCATCTGGGACGGCATCGAATACATGAACAGGTGCGCTGAGGATGCGACAAGGTTTTCAGTGTATATGACATCCCGCCAGATGGGGCGTAGCGTGGAAAGGAGCATCAGTGACGCAAAGGAGATTACGGTCAACTTCAACAGGAAAGGAAGCGGAGGATTCGGAGCCAGGTTGATGAACTTTGCATATATCTTCTTCAATGCTGCAGTCCAGTCGCTTGCCAATGCCGGAAAGATAATGTACGAACACCCTATGAAGGCGCTTGCCGCCCTTGGGGCATTCTCGGCTGCCGGCTTTATGGCTCCGCTTCTGGCGCAGGCGATCATATCCGCATTTGGAGGAGATGACGACGCCTATTGGGATTTGCCGGAGTGGGTACGCAGGAACAATTTTGTCTTCTATATCCCATGGAGTGAAAACAAGTTCCTTATCATTCCGATTTCCCAGGAGCTCCGTCCTTTCTATGCCATGGGCGAGATTGCGATGTCAGTGCTGATGGGCAAGGAGGAAGTCCTTGACGGATTGAAGAGCGCTGCCGGAAGTTTTATGGACCTTCTCCCTATAGACTTCATGGGGAATGGCGGAAACCTTGCGATTAGCCTTACACCTACGGTTGCACAGCCTTTCGCGCAATTGGTCGCCAATACCGATTATTTCGGAAGCCCGATTTACAGACGCAACGACTACAACAAATTGGACCCGGCATGGACGAAGGCCTACAAGGGTACCAGTCCGATGCTGGTCAATGCGTCCAAGTGGCTGAATGAAGTGACGGGAGGAGATGATGTCAAGAGGGGATGGATAGATCCTATAAATAATCCTGCAGTCATCGAACATCTGTTTGAAAGTTATTTGGGTGGAACAGGCAAGACCATTAACAGGGCCGCAAAGACATTCTCGATGATATGGAATCCGGACATGCGTGACATCAGGAACGTCCCGATTGCAAGCACCTTCATTCAGGAATCCGATGATGAAAGGGTCGCCGGCAATCAGTTGAACCGGGAATACTTCAAGCTCATGGACGAGTTCAAAGAGACTAGCCACACCGTCTCCGGATACAAGAAGAAGGCGAGGATGGGCTCAATGGAATATGCGGACAAGTTGAATGAGTTCATGGAGACCCCTGATTTTGAGAGGTACTCAAAGGCCAGAGGCTATGCCAATACGATTTCCAAATTGAGGCAGGCTTTGAAGAGAGCCCAGGAGAGCGGGGAAGATGTGATGGTCGAAGAAAACCTCCAGCAGATCCTCCATGACCTCAAGCGGCAAATGGTCGAAGAACTCAAGGAACAGTGACAGGTAAACAGATAAGAGAACAATATGCCCTCACGCCCATATTTTTGCGACAGGGCATATTGCTCATTGACTAAATACAATCACAATGTCTGACGATATAAGACGAAAGAGCCGCGTTAAGCCGCGGGATATAAGCGAGATGGATACTGTTGCCTTTTCAAAAAACCTGGGCGACAGCAGGCGTGCCTTTGACATCGTACTCGAGGCACAGCAGCATTACGACAACATGCGGCGTTTCCGCGAGGACAGGGAACGTTGCAAGCGATATACTTACGGTGATCAGTGGAAAGACATCATTACGGTCGATGGAAAACAGATGACCGAAGAGGAATATATCAAGGGCGAGGGGCAGGTCCCTTTGAAAAACAATCTCATCAGGAGACTTGTCCGGAGCGTGCTCGGCGTCTATCGCAGCCAGTCAAAGGAACCGACCTGCAGTACGCGTGACAGGAACGAGCAGAAGCTGGGTGAGATAATGAGTACGGTGCTGCAGTGCAACATGCAGAGGAACCGTATGAATGAGATATATCCCGAGTCGCTGGAGGAATTTCTTATTAGCGGTCTTGTCGTGCATCATAAGAGCTTCGGATGGATATCTGACAAGGGACTTGACTGCTGGACGCGTGTCGTTTCTCCGGATATGTTCTTTATGGATGCTTATTCGAGGGATATCCGCGGCTGGGATATCAGTTTTGTCGGAGAAATCCATGACATTGACTTCAATACACTTGTCGGACAATTTGCGCATTCGCCTGAAGACTACAGGCGTCTAGCCGATATATACTCTTCAGCTCATGCGAGAAACAGAGGCTTTGTGGCTACATTCTGCAATGAGTTCGGACATTACAGACGTTCTAACATTGATTTTCTCGTTCCTCAAGACATAACACGTTGTAGGGTGATAGAGGTCTGGAGAAAAGAGAGTAAACCACGCTATCGGTGCCATGATTATGCGGACGGAAGTTTTTACAAGGTGGAAGTCAATGATTACCAGGCGATGGTGGAGGACGAGAATACCAGAAGAATACAGAAAGCGACGAGTCTTGGAATCCCGAAAAGTGACGTCGCTCTCATCGAAGGCGAATGGAAGATGGACGAGTATTGGTATTACTATTACCTGACACCTTTCGGAGATATTCTGCAGGAAGGTGAGACGCCATATGATCATGGAAGTCATCCTTACGTGGTCAAGGCATATCCGTTCATTGACGGAGAGATACACAGCTTTGTTGCGGACTTCATAGACCAGCAGAGATATGTGAACAGGCTGATCACCATGTATGACTGGATAATGCGCGCCAGCGCCAAGGGCCTGCTTATATTCCCGGAAGAGTGCCTTCCTGACGACTGGAACATCGAGGATGTGGCTGAAGAATGGCACAAGTTCAATGGTGTCATTGTTGTCAAGACTAAGAATAATCCTTCAGGCAAACTGCCTCAGCAGGTTGCCTCAAACAGCACCAACATCGGAATCTCTGAATTGCTAAACCTGCAACTCAAGTTCTTCGAGGATATCAGCGGTGTTAATGGCGCTCTACAGGGCAAACCGGGATATTCTGGTATCAGTGCGAGCCTATATGCCCAGCAGACTCAGAACTCCACAACCTCGCTGCTGGACTTGATGGAGAGGTTCAGTTCATTTGTTATCGATGCCGCATATAAGGACGTGAAGAACATCCAGCAGTTCTATGATACCAAGAGGTATGTGAACATAGCCGGAAAGGGCGGCGCGGAAGTGGTGTATGATCCTGACAAATTTGGTGGAGTTGAATTTAACCTCAGCATTGTTGAGAGCACTACATCACCGGTATACCGTGATCTGGCAAATGATTTCCTCATGGAGATATGGAAGTCCGGACAGATCAGTCTTGAACAGCTTCTTGAGCATGGAGATTTCCGGTTTGCGGACAATCTCCTTCAGGATATCAAGGTCCAGAAGGAAGAACTTGCCAAAGGAAATGTCCCGGAGGGACTGTCCCCTCAGATGCAGAAACAGGTGCAGGAAGGCGCCAACATGGGTGCCGTCAATACTTTGCATGATGCGATAAGTTCTGAGGCCATGAGAAGGTAGATTAGTTATAAACGCAATAGGCCGCATTAGCCAGAAACTAATGCGGCCTATTGCTATTTTATAATTGTATTGGTGTTCCTCCTGACCTTGGAACTGGAGGATATTCTTCGTAGCCAGGCACTGCGCTTCCTTTTCCTGTCCCTGATGTCCCTGGCCCTACGTTTCTCGTACCACTCGTAGTACATGCGCAATTTGATGTCGCGCATGAAATCGTCAATCGCGTTCTTCTCCTGTCTGTCCGGCGTGAAATAGAAGCATTTCATTGTGACGTCATCCATTTTGACACTGGAGTCGATGTAGTGCTTTAGCCTCATCTGTCTGAAGTTCTTTCTGTCCGTGACAATGAGCCTGATTTTCCCACCTGCGTTGGGCATTACATAATAGCGGTTTCCGCATTCTGCATGAGCCTTGTCTGCTCTCCTGACTGCTTCGCGGTATTGCAGCCATGCATAAAAACTGACAAAAATGTTCATAATATAAAGTTATTAAGCAATTACCGCCTCTGTTGGGCTGTCCCACTTTGAGGCACTGTGATTCATCTTCTTTTCAATGTCAATAATCTTCGGAAGTTCCATTTCAGTGAAGCTGATCAGGAGACCGATGCCTCGCGTCATCAGGAGGTCGTCGTGCATTCCGATGATTGCTCCCCAGGCGCCGTTTGGCTTTTTCTCGTAAGTGAGGTATTCGTCAAGACACCTTTCGTCCCGTTCCGTGTATAGCCCCTTCCTGACAACCTTGACCAGCATTGACACGATCTTCGGCTTCGTGGACACGTTGGTATGGAATCCGTATTTCTTCGGCATCTGGTTCATTATGTCCTCGTCGCTTTGCGGTCGGGCATACAGGTTAGGATAGACTTCCTTTATGAGGTTCAATATGTATGAAGACTGGTCTCCGTCGACCTGTCTTTCCTTGTCATGAGTCTCGAGGGTGTTGCTCTCTATCACCAACAGCGCATTGTCATAATATGACGCTATCTGTGCGGCCTTCCATGCCAGGATATCCATGTCAATGTGGCCATACCACTGGGCTACGACCGTAGGCTTGCCACCCTCCATTTGATATATGCGGTCGAACACGACGATACAGGACCAGTCTGATTTCTTTGCGCGTCCTCCGATGTCGACGACGACCAGATACCTGTTGACGACTCTGATCTTCGGGTCGATTTCCGGTTTGCTCCATATCCACAGGCGGCCCTGCCTGTCTTCATCAAAGCGCAGGTCGATGAACGCGTCCTTTCCTTCGTCTCCTCTTGCGCATACTTCGCCGATGAATTTAGGCGGCCTGCAGCTGCCCCTCAGGTTCTCCACCTTATATCTGTCGAATACTCTTGCGCCGCTGTGTGAGAATGCCTCAATGTCATCGGAAGGATATTCGGAAGCCATGTCTTCATCTGAGTCATGTCCGGCACGCTCGATGATATACCAATTTATGGCATCCAGTGATGCTCCTATCGTCCATAGGTACCACAGGTACTGGCCGGATACCTCCCTGTCTGAGTTGACGTTGGCATTGTCCCTGTTGGCCCACAGCTTATAGGCGAATTCATGGAGGGCCTTTTCATCAGGGATGCGGATTGAATACTGCTCGATCTGCCACCATGCTATGAACATTGCTTCAAATTGGGACTTGCCCGTCTTCGCGGCTTCATATTCCCTATGGAAAAAGTTGCCGGCACCATTGGCAGTGGACTCATAGACTATCATGGTCAATGGCTTGTAAAGGACACCGGCACATGCGGAACGGACAATGTCCTGCGGGCGTTTTCCGTCAGTCCTCTTCCAGAGGCCGACCTCGGAGCAATGGACCAGGTTGTAATCTCCACCTCTGGCGGAATCCGGGCGCTCGGCAGTTCCTATCTTGATCTTACATTTCCTCTGAGGTACGCGATGGATGTTGCCGCTCTTGCCGACAGCCTTGAACTTCGGCTCAGTCTCTTTATATGATTCGGATATGCTATGTAGGTATTTGACCGGGTACATGTTAATCATCCTGTTGAACATGTCCAGAATCTCATCCGAAGCCGTGCCTTGGTGTGCGACGATAAGGGAGTTGAGACCGACCTTGTGCACGAGCTGGAGCCAGGCCATATAGAGCTGTATGCATGTGGAGCCTCCCCACTGTCTTGCTTTCAGGAGTATGAGCCTGATTGGCTTCCCGGCCAGCCTGTCACGCTCCAGGCGCTCAATGAGCCGCCTCTGCGCACGGTTCAGCCAGAAGAGCCTGTCCTCTCCTCCTCCCTTGTTCTTGATATAGACTAGAGTTGCGGCCCAGAACGGGAAATCATGCTGGAACCTGATGCGGATGAACTGCTCGATGACCTTCTCTTTTTCCCTGTTGTTGTATTCGGACTTGAGTACATCCGTAATGAACTTCTTTATGGAACCGGCCTTCACAAGTTTCTTTACGAGAGGAACGGTGCACATCTTCTCGGGGAGCCATTGCTCTTTGAACGGAAAGTCCTCAATGACGATATGCTTTCGTGATTCGCTGAAAGTCGAACCTTCGCCGGTGACCGGATTGAATTTCTTTTCAATCTCGGCACGGCGTTTCATGTTTTCGTCCAGAATGGCCGCGACAGCCATGCGCTCTTCTTCTGTCAGCATGGCTTCTCGTTCAATTTATTGACGCAGGCGGCAATGACTCCCCAGATATAGCAATAGAGGTGCAGCCAGCCGTCCACACTTCTTGGAAACAGGAATCCGGACAGGAGTGTGATGCAGATGCATACCTGCCAGTACAGTCTTCTCTTTACGGAAAACGACAGGCTTCCCAACAGGTAATAGCAGACACCTGAAAGCCCGACCGTCATCTGGCTTGCTGGATAAAGGAAAGAAAGCAGTCCTGATGGATACGTGACGGCTATGAGATAGGCCTCAAGCAGGGTCCACGCTGAGACCTTATAGATGAATATGATGGAGAGCAGACACCAGCAGTTCATTGCGGCATGTATCAATGAAGCATGGAAGAACGGATACAACATGCGGTTTCTTATCCCGGCTCCAGGACACATTGCAATTCCGGAAAGGTCAGGATGGAGAATACATAAGCATAGGGCTATGGCAGAATACAATAGCCCTATAATCAAGACCTTTCTCGTACTTCTGCCCAAAATTGTTCCCGTGCTTTGTACCATTTTCTTTTGATTTTTGAAATGATTACATGAGCGGAGCTCGGAGTGAGGTAGAACCGCGGGGCATGAGAGTTGACCACGTCAAATGTTATATCATAGACTGAATCCATTGGACGTGTCTTTTTCAATTCAAGGAATCTTCTATATATTTCATTGAACATGGCCCGCTTGTTTGGGCGCATCGTGTCGAGTTTGTCTCCTTTCATCATTTCGAGAACCACACCTGCGGCCCGCTGCTCGCTTACCCAAAATCTTTCGGACGGCATCTCGACGGTTTTGGCGAAAACCTCTTCCATGGTCATCCCGCACCTATGCGACATCACATATTTGAAAGCACGCATCAAGTCACGATTGCGTTCTTTCTCGTATTCGAAGTATGAACCAAAGTGCTTCATCATTCCGCTCTGTTTCTATACAAATTTACCCCTTGAGATAAACAGATATGATTAGCATTCTTTGGGTATGGGTTATTTTAGCGACAGGAATGAACGAATTAAATCCCTATTGTATATGGAAAATACAGGTAAAGAAACAGTTACCTCTAAAAGAGAGTTGGCCCTGCAGAGGCTGAAATCAAAATATCCGGAGGATAATTTTGACGATGATGAGGCTGTTTTTGGTCGAATTAACGGAGATTACGATGATTTCGACAGGCAGATAAAGGAACGTGACGACAGAATCGCCGGCTATGAGGCTGACGAGAAGGCTCTGGGCGAGATGTTCTCAAGCGATCCGAGGTCTGCCATGTTCATGTCAAAGTGGTCAAAAGGCGGAGACCCTTCAATAGCCCTCATCCAGGAATTCGGCAACGACATCATTGACATTATCAATGACCCCAAGAGACAGCAGGAAGTTGCTGAGGCGAACAAGGCATTTGCTGCGAGAGTCGCAAAGAACAAGGAGTATGAGGAAGAGTACAAGAAGAACCTTGACCGGTCGCTGCAGACCATTGAAGACATGAAGGCAAAAGGCGTTTCCGATGATGAGATTGACGCTATAATGTCTGCTACGATAGCTATCGTAAGTGATGGGCTCAGAGGAATCTTCTCTCCAGAGACCTTGGACATGGTACGTAAAGCAATCAGTCATGACAGGGATGTCAGCGCAGCTTCTGAAGAGGGCGAGATCAGGGGACGAAACGCAAAGATAGAAGAGAGGCTCAGGCGTCCGGCAAAAGGCGACGGGACCCCAACTCTCGGCGGAGGGAATGGAGGAAACGCACCTGCAGGCAAACCAATGGGAGCATTGGAGCGGTTCGGTGAAGGAAATACTTCAATCTGGGACAAGGGCGGCGAGAAGCGAATTCAACATAGATAATATTATCAACCATCTAAAAATTTAGTTAAAATGAAGAAATTCAAAATTGGAAAAGTAATCCTATCGACGTTGCTGTCAGTGCTTTGCTTTATGCTTGGCGCTCAGTCAGGCGTCATGATGGCAGCGGCCAGCGAACTTCCTGATGCAGGAGTCACAGCTTCAGGTAATCCTGGTGATGGCGGCGGAGCAGGTATCGCAACGGAATCCGAAGGGCGCGAGGCTGGCGATCCGGAATTCTACTCAAAGGAAATCGACAAGCGAATCACGAAGATCCGCCCTATGGCGACACCTGTAGACCAGATTAGCCGTTATGCGAAATCTGTATCTACCAACAGCTTTGAAGTGAAATACTATTCAGTCGGTACCAGACCTATCGTATGTACCACTTCAGGCGAGATTGCAAAGCAGACCCAGGGAGAATCAGTCTCACTGCCTGTCGATGACGCCAACATGTTTACTCTCGATGATACCATCAGGGTAGTGGGCGTGAAGGGTGAGTTCGACTACACTGGTGCTGCCTACAACAAGAGTGACGAGAATACTCCTGACCTTGTGCTGAAGGTTTGCGGCAGGGATGCCAGCACTTCAATGCCGACCGTGTACGCGGTGAACGGTCTGAAGGATTCAACCGGCAGGACAATCTGGCTTCCGGCCATTCCTAACGGGACCAAGCTCGTGCGAATGGGCAAGGCATGTGCCGAGCTCAGCGTGCAGACCGGACGCTTCAACAACATTCCTACATCCGAGGTTCAGTACTGCCAGAACTTCATGATTCAGGTTGAGCAGTCGACATTCGACAAGATTGCCAAGAAGGAAGTGGACTGGACATTCTCTGACCTCGAGGAGGACGGAATCTATGACATGAAGTTGGCTCAGGAGAATACCTATCTCTGGGGCGTCAAGAACGTCATCTCACACTCTACCAGCGACTCCATGAAGACATGGTTCACCGGAGGTATCTGGTGGATGGCAGGAAAGGATATCGAAGTCGGAACTTACGACGCCCAGACCAAGACGACTACAATCTCCGATGACAATCTTGTGGACATCGCAAAGGATCTGTTTGTCGGCACAGGTATCGGAAACAAGAAGAAGGTGCTTCTTGTCGGTTCTGACATGCTTGCCGCTTTCTCTAAGATCAAGAGTGAGAAATTCAGGCTCAAGGATACTGTGGAGGTATGGAACCTCAAGTTCAAGTCCTGGGATACCGACTTCGGCGAGCTGCTCACAATCCATCACGAGCTGTTTGATGCGAACGGAATGAGCGACTGCGGCTTTGCCCTGGATCCGGAGTATTTGACGAAGGCCGTACACGTGTCATGGTCAAGAAACATCCTCGACCTGAAGAAGGCAGGTGTCAGGAACACCAATGCCGTAGTCATGCAGGAGGTTGCCTGTCTCTATCTGAGATATGCCAAGGCACATGCCAGAATGAGACTTGCACATGCAGCCTAGTCGGGCACATCCAAATATCATATTCTAACGGGGCGGGCGGGAAACGCCCACTCCGTTTCATCATTTTTATCAAAGGCACTATGAAGAGATATATAGCCAATTCTCAGTTGAGCATAAATGTGAACCTGAAGTCAGGCAGCAGCCTGCACATCAGATTTGCTTCGCTTACTGGAGGCAAGAGCGTTTATTATACGGACGATAAGGATATTCAGGACGCGCTCGAGCGGCATCCCAAGTTCAACAGGCTGTTCGAGGTGGATAAATACTACGTTGAAAATCCTGTAAGCAAACCGGCGAAGGATTCCCCGTCTGATGAGACTTCAAGTTTCAAGAAGATAAAAGTCTCGTGCGCAGATGACGCGAAGGATTATCTTGCCGAGAAGTTCGGTACCAGCAGGACACAGATGAGGACCATATCCGGCATTAAGGCTGCGGCTGCGGAGAAGGGAATCGAGTTCGAAGGAATTTAACAAGAAGATCGCTCCATGTTCTATTTGCTTGACAATTTGAAGAAGAGCATCCGCATAGCTCTGGACCAGAATAATAGTAGTGACCTTCTTGTCGGTATAGGTGACATTGATACGCTTACGCTTGAAGAAATCATTGCCAGCAAGATTGTCGATGCCGTCAGGATTGTCACTGCGGAGGCGCCGTCATATCTTCTTGACGGAGGCAAACCTTTCGCAGAAAGTATAGCATGGGAGAGTCAACCGGGCTACGGGTGCGGCTGGACCTTGTTGCCGGATGATTTTCTTAGGCTTGTTTGCTTCAAGATGAGTGATTGGTCCTATGCAGTTACTGATGCGGTGACTGAAGACAGCCAGGCATATCGTATGCAGCGCAGCCGTTTTCCTGGCATCAGGGGGAATCCGGAGAGGCCTGTCGTTGCCATAACGTCACAGCCGGCCGGGCAGGTCCTGGAATTCTTTTCTTGCGCTTCTGGCGAGGAAGCGTATGTCACCAGGGCCAGATATATACCGCTTCCGGCTGTTTCCACTGACGGAGCGGACAGGGAAGGTATCGAGATCTGTGAAAAGCTGGAGCCTGCCGTGATTTATTATGCGGCTTATCTTACCGCATTGAGCACAGGCGCGAATGATCTTGCCGTAGTCATGTTGCAGATCAGCAAAGAACTAATCAAGTAAAAGTATGGACAAGAATAATCTGGGCGAATATAGCAGCCTGCAGGAACTATGGCAGGCTCATCCGGAAGGCGGACATGAGGGCGATTATGCTATTGTCAATGGTGTCACATACCGTTGGGACAAGTATAACAGGATCTGGAACGGTTCCGCTTCCCCGGTGGAGTCTTACGGAAGAAGGACTGAGATCCATGATGGAGACGTCATCGTCAACAATGATCTTACGGTTGCCGGGATGCTGAGGGCAAAAGGTGTAAAACAGCCGAACAAAGGTCTGTTCAAGGACCTCGATGCTCTTCAGAAGAGATATCCCTTGCCAGAAATCGGATGGTGGGCTACCGTGGGTGATACTGTCCCGGGACTCATCTACAGGTGCGACAAAACCGGAGTGTGGTCTGCGACAGGAGAAACTGGAGGGCTTGACGCCATCGACTACGAGAAAATAGACACGGCTGTAAGAAACGCGCAAACAGCAGCTGACAAGGCCGACAAGATGGCGAATCGCGCCAACGCGGAGGCCGGGAATGCCAACACTATGGCAGCATTGGCGCAGCAGGCCGCAGATTCGGCAAATGAATCTGCCGGCAATGCGGATATTGCCGCAAGTAATGCCAATTCAAAAGCCGAGGCAGCGAATACTGCTGCTGTCAATGCCGCATCGGCAGGCGCATTTGCCAAAGATCAGGGTGATTACGCCAAGGAACAAGGGGCGATATTGCAGCAACGTGTTGAAGCCGTCGAGCAATTCTCTGAGACGGTTAGAACAGAGGAACAGGCTAGAGCAGATTCTGAGAAGCTGAGGATTGCCGAAGAGGAAAAGCGCAAGTCTGCTGAACAGGTCCGCGCTGACAATGAATCTGGACGAGTCTCGGCGGAACAGCAACGGGCTTCTGAGTTTGCAACACTGAAGGAAGCATCTGAAGAAGCAACGTCTGCCGCGAATACGGCCGCTTCAGAGGCGACTTCTGCCGCGGCAACAGCCAATGCTACGACCTCGGCTGCGAATAAGATCAATGAAGACATGGTCAAGGCAGAACAGTCTCGAGTTTCTGCCGAATCCCTGAGAGCAAAGGCTGAATCAACCAGAGTCGAATCGGAGAATACCCGTCAGCAGAATGAGAGTACCAGGGTCGGAAGGGAATATATCCGTGAAGCTAATGAGACAAAGCGAAAGTCTGTAGAAGCTGAGCGGGTAAAGGCTGAATCGGATAGAGAGAGTGAGGAGACTTTGCGCAGGAATGCAGAGACAACCAGAAAGTCCAATGAATCCGCAAGAGCTTCGGCGGAGTCCTCACGAACTGCAGCTGAATCCAAAAGGGTTGCTGCAGAGACTGCCAGGGCGGATGCTGAGATAAAGAGAACGTCAGCAGAGAGCGGCCGTGTGACTGCGGAGGAGCAGCGCGTGACGGAGTTCTCGCGTCTCAAGTCTGAATCCGAGACCGCAACGGACAACGCCGTAAAGGCCGCAGACAGGGCTGTCAAGGCCGCCGCCGCTGCGGAGAAGAAGGCTACCCTCGAAATTGAGGTTGACGCGAAGAGCGGCATCATAAGCGTAACGTATGACGAATAAAAAAACAACAATATGGCAAAAGTCAAGAAAACCATCGGGCGCGTGCCGACCGCCCGCTTCGAATACACTGACGGCGAGACATACTATTCAGGCAACATTGTGACGCGCTACGGCTCCTCATTCCAATGCGTTGTGGAATCTACGACCACGCCTCCGGCGACACTGGACGCTTCAGGCAGGGTGGTCATCGGAGAAGGCTGGATTTTCTTCGCGGATGCTACCGGCGTGGCGGAGGTGAAGAATGCAGTCGAGGCCCTCAAGTCCGGCAAGGTGACAGACAACAGGGTGCTGGCGGAGGCTCTCGTGAGTCTTGAGGCCCGCATCTCAGCTCTTGAAGGCGGCAAGCCGTATCTCGGCAATGCGACTGCAGGCGTCATCGACGTGAACGGAATCACGCGGGCACGCTATCCGCTCGTGATGGTTGCTCACGGCGTTCCTGCGGAGGCAAATGTGCCGGACAACCTCCCTGCGGGGCTTCCGTGGGATGGAGTTCCCGCCTTCATCGGGCAACAGTACATCAACCTTGACGCACCTTCAGGCGGCCTTTACTATGCGACGGGAAACGAAAAGGTAAGTGATTGGAAACAGGCTTAAAAAATGATTGAATTATGATAAGATATTTCGATACTGAGGCGGCTTATCTTGCCGCCGTGCAGGACGCTGAGAGTCGGGTCTCCCTCGTCGGAGAGAGCAACGCGTGCAAGTTTGACGGGCGCAACGTTGTCGTAGGCATAGATTCCGCCACGACGGGCTGCATAGCATACCTCGACGACAAGAAGGCTATTCACTTTGTTGCCACGAGCACGTTCAACAAGACGACATTTCCGGAAAGTTACGAAATCTTCGGAATCGTGGCCATCGGTGTGGATCATCCGGACTTCAGAGGCGAAGTGGCCGTAATGAGCCACCAGTTCGCTATCGCTGCATTGTTCAACAGATACTACTTCAAGCTGTCAGGTTATATGCTTGACGGAGCAGAACACACGGGAGTTCTGAGCATCAGAAGCGCTTCTGATAATTGGGCTGCCAATCAGGACTACACGATTACGTACAAGTCGGACAATATTGTCACCCTTGTATCGCAGCTCAATGCCTATTTCAAGTCAAACGAGCCGTTCGTCGCACAAGACTGGGTAGCGATAGCTGACACCAATGGCGATGTTCTTCTGCATTTCAAGTACACGAACCCGCAGCAGACTGCGTATAACACGGCCAAGTCCGGTTTCTCTGTTGTCGGAGCGACTGCTCCACAGTGGAAGTCCACGTTAAGAATGTTGAGAATGAATGGACAAAGAAACAGGGAAGGAACTATAACTAATATGCCTCGGGCATTGGTATTCTTCAGGGAGGACAACAATGCTGCTACATCTTATAATCCGGACAGAGACGTCACTACTGCTAAGTTGGTATTTCCGATATGTCTGCCTGCTTATCTCGGCAAGTCAAAATATCAAAGCGACCACTGCGCATACCTGAGAGGAATCTACGGAGAGGGCGAGGAAGGTTGGCTCAAGTTTATGCGGAGCTTTCTTCCTGTGCTTCCGTCGGAGTATGGAATATTTGACGACAGCACATACGGCACAGAGAAGCAGAACACCTACTATCTGGCCAGTCTCAAGTATGTCGGACAAGACGGCGTAGAAAAGTATGTCAGCCCGGCTGCAAGATTGGCGGCTGAGCGTGGTTTCGGCCACGAACTGCTCAAGCGCGGTGAATGGGTAATCGGCAAGATGTCACGCATATTCAGCATCGTAGGTCAGTTGCGCTATCCGACTACACCGGACAAATTCGCGGACAAGGTCAATGCGGCTCTCGCGGCAATAGGCGCTCTCAATCTCAGTAATAACGTCGGCGTTTGGTCTTGTTCCCGGTACGGCGAGCGCCAATGTTGGATTGCGAATGGCAGCGGCGGTTTTGCCTACTACAGCTTCATGTACGACTCGTACCTGGCTGTTCCGCTCGTGCTTTTGAAAGTTACCGCGTTAAGCGTGGCTTAGTCTTAATCTTTCGGACGAGGAGCGTCCCCGCTCCCGCCATACAAAAACAAGTGAGTAAAAATGACAAGACAAGAAATCGAGGACAGAAAGAACGTCCTGTTCTCCCTCGTCAGAGACAGGGAGGCGAAGCTTCGGGAAACCGACTACGTTGCGGCAAAAATCGCAGAAGGCGCTGCAACTCCGGAGGAGTATGCTGAAGTGCTTTCGGAGCGGAGGATGGCTCGAAAGGAAATCAATGATGCTCAGGCGGAAATCGCCGGGCTTGAGAACGTGGCAATAGAAGAGGAGGTGCATCATGAAGAGGCTTTTCGCTAAGATTTTAGGAGCTTTGGGAAGCATTCCGCAGGACAAACTCCTGCACTTCATTGCTGGTGCGCTCATCGTCGCATTGTGCTCATTTATCAAGGGATTTGCGCCGTATGCGTGTGTGGCCGGAGTGGTCGCCGGAATGCTCAAGGAGTTCTACGACAGCAGGGGCAACGGCAGCGTCGAGGTTCTTGACTTCGCGGCGACAACGGCCGGAGCGCTTGCTATGCAGATGGCAGTTTGGTTGTATCTCATAATCTGGTAGAGTGGATGGATTGGACAAATATCATAATGACACTAATCTCCTCTGGGGCATTCACAGCGATTTACCTTCTTGGTGACAGGAAGACGTCTGCGGTGCTTGACAACGTGAGCAAAAGCATTGACCAATGGAAATTGATTGTCGAGGAATACAAGCGCGAAAAGGAGGCTATGCAGGCGGACATTGACCGCAAAGACAGGAAGATTGACAGCCTGTACGGACAGATAGGAATACTGAAGGACGAAAAGGACAAACTGAGTTCCAAGGTCGCGTACCTCACCGTCGTGAAGTGCTACGAGGTGGGCTGTATCAAGCGCCAGCCGCCTTTCGGTGCAAACCAAAAAATTAACGATAAACAATTGACGGATGATAACATTAACAAGTGAGATTTTGCGGAAGATCTATCCGCTTTCAAAGAACATTGAAAGGTACGCGGGGGCATTGGACAAGGCGATGCTGGAGTGCGGCATTGACACGGCTACAAGGGCGAGGGCCTTCCTCGCACAGGTCGGTCACGAATCCTCGCAACTGAACCGCGTCGAGGAGAACCTGAACTACTCCGCACAGGCGCTAAGGAAGGTGTTCCCGAAGTATTTTCCTACGCAGCAGGAGGCTGTGATGTACGCATATCATCCTGAGCAGATAGCAAACCGCGTCTATGCAGACCGCATGGGCAATGGCAGCGAAGAGAGCGGCGACGGTTGGACGTTCAGAGGCCGCGGCTTGATTCAGATTACAGGACGCGACAACTATGCGTACATGTCGTCGCTCATGGGCAAAGACTTGACAATCTGGCCCGATGCTCTGTTGCTGCCGTTGGATGCCTGTCGTTCTGCTGCTCTATGGTGGAAGGCTAACGGCCTGAACGCATTGGCGGACAAACTTTCGGGAAGCGGAGAGCGCAAGACCTTCGAGGCGATTACAAAGCGCGTGAACGGCGGACTGAACGGAATTGACGACAGGTGGGAGATATACCAGAAGGCGAAAGCGGCAATCAAATAAAAAACGGCCCAGTAGTAGGAATACCGAGCCGTCGAAGGTGTTTATGAAGTCCGCAAAAAGCATAGCCATAACGGGTATAACAAAGATAAACCTTTTTTATCAATGAGGAAACTGATAATTATAGTTTTTATTGCGTCATTGCTGGCATCATGCGGCAGCTCCCGACATGCGGCGACCAGCATCGAAACGCACGACAGCACCAAGGTGGAAGTCAGGACGGAACTCGTCGAGCGCATTGATACTGTGTACGTGGAACTTCCGAGACAGTCGGAGATGGTGGCTGTGAAGGATTCGTCCTCCCATCTTGAGAATGACGTAGCGGAATCGGATGCAAGCGTAGACGAGTTCGGATTCCTGCACCACTCTTTGAAGACGAAGCCGCGCGGTCGCCTTCCGGTCCCAAGTAAAAACACAAAGGAGAGGAGGGACAGCATCGTTTATCGGGACAAGTACGTCTATATCGAAAAGCCCGTCTATGTCGAGGCTAAATTGAACGCATGGCAGAGGTTCAGGCTCCGCGGGTTCTGGATTCTGGCCGCGATCGTTTTCGGCTATGTTGCATGGGAGACGAAGAAACTTTTGGCGCTCATCCTGAAACTTTGACGCCTGGGAGAGGGCATAAAAAAGCCCCCGACTTGCAACTGCAAGATTCAATCATAGTAGCCATACTAAAGAAAAAACCCACAATAGCAAAAACGGGGGCGAAAAATTTGCCTCTGTCAATCTATTGTGGGTTTGTACTTTTCTTTAGTGGCTGCGGTAAAGTTAAATAAAAAAAAC